TCTAACGAAACAAAACAAGGATTTATTGAAAAGAATTATTATGTAGCAGATTATTTAATTCCTCTACATACACAACCCGATAGACAATTTCAATCACGGTGCTACTGGGATGTAACTGAAATAATAAATACACATTGGGATGCTAAAGCTTACGGTTGGAAATTAGAAACAGTTGTAGAAAATTAGTTTAATTAGAGTAAGAGATAAATGACGAATAAACTAGAGATTACTTCAATACTATTATTTAGTATATTCCTATTTCTAACTGTAATGGATGTCATTACTACAAACATAGTTCTCTCTATAGGTCATGTGGAAGCTAATCCTATTTTACAACATTTCAATACTCACGGTATTCAATTCTCTGATTTATTGTTTAAGTTTTCTCTACCTGTTCTACTAGGGTTATTAGTGTATATAGGGTACAAGATATCTAAGAGAGAAAAGACTTACATTCTTATTTACACTCTTTTAGGATTATTGATTGCACTTAATGTGTACTTTACTTACGTAGTAATCAACAATTTCATAGTTCTTAATTCATAGATGAGAAACCTATATTAATGAGTATCTAGTTAAGTAAGTAATATAAACAGGAGGTGTATGAATTCATGTTTGATAGTCTAATAGGAACCTTTACTCCTTACATAGAGACAATCTTTAAAGGTGTAGCAGCAGGATCGGGAGCAGCATTCTTTGGTTGGCTAAAGAGCGGAGAGAAATTTGACGGTGAGAAATTTACTAAAACCATGATTATAGGTGGAGCATTTGGAGGTTTGACTGAAGGTTTAGGTTATACACCGACAGAAGCATTAGAATATTTGAACTTTGCTTTAGTAGTCTACTGGATTGATCAGGTAACAAAGCTTGTATGGCGTAGAGGTTTGAAACGAATAGTTGACTGGTGGAAAACAGTTGAAGAAGCATGATAGACTAGTTTTATTAAGTCTATCTGCTCCATCTCTTTGTTTATGTGTTTAACAAAGACTAAGAAAGGTTTATTATCTACCTTGAAGTATTATTAAGTGGAGTAAAAGAAGAATTAAATGCAGCCTCCAATAATCCTTACGGAGATGCAAACGATGGTAATGGTAGTATTGATATCTGCTTCGGTTATAGCTATTGTAGGGTTAGTTATTAGATCTATACTTAGAAAACAGAACTATGATTAGTGGAGAAGAATTTAAATGATTAAGGATTGGACTGAAGAGTGGGAGTTACTTAAAAAACAAATACATCAAGCTTTACATTTAAATTGTAGATGTCACATTAATAAGATTGAACAAAGTTATAAATTAGATTGTTACGGAGAAGACTTTAACTTTAATGGTTCTATCTGTAATGAGTGTAGTGATAGAGAAGACTGTTTTACTTATAAATATAAGAAGGTGATTTGAAATGAAAAGAGTAAAAATATTTGATATTGGATACCACACTGTTGAAACGTATGAAGACAAAAAGAGAAAATCATTTCGTAAATGGAGAGATAACAAAACAGGAAGATTTGTTAAGATCCCTGAAGAAGACTAAGGTGGTTTGAATGAGGGTTAAAATTCACTACCAGATTAAATGTAGATGTGGTTGGCCTTTAATGATGAGGTCTATAATACCTAGTAATGGACCAGCTATAACAGAATATTATTGTAGACGTTGTAATTTTACTAAGTTAATTTTTTATCATGCCCATATACTACATCTTAAAGAACGATGTGGTTCTTGGGAAGCTACTGTACAGTTATATGATTTAGATAGGGGAATTAGTAATGGAGAATATAAAACAACAGTGTGAATTAAGACGGTTAATAAGTAAAGCTAGAGAGGCATGTGCTGGTTCTAGTGTTAAGTCTTTTAGAGATGTTAATACTCTTATAGGCAAAGCTTACGGGTTTGCTTATCAAGTGAGATGTTACGAAATAGCTAAACAGTTGTTAGAGATAAGTAATCTAGTTAGTCAAGCTAAGGAATACGGTGATCGTTTAGAACCTGATAGAAGACTTTGTGATATTCTCAACAGAATTGATAAAGAGTTGAAGTAATGTTAAAAGAAAGTTTTGTAAATAGTTGGAATATTTATTTACAAACAGGAGAGTTTTATATCATTATATATCTAAAAATTTTACATTTGCAACTACACATTCATGTAGGTTCCTTTGATAAAATGTTTAGTCTAACAAACTCCGGGTTTCAAATATTATAAGAGAGATGGGGTAATGCAGAAAGTTAGGATAGAAACTACCTTTCGTAAGATGTTAATTAGTGTTGTATACTTTAACTGTAAATGTGGAAGTTTTCTAAGTGCTTTCTTATGGGGACTTGTAGTTAATGTTAATGCTCAATGTGAGAAGTGTGGAACTGTTTATAGGGTGATACCTAAGAGGAAATATGCTTATATCAAAGAGATGAAGTAATTGAGAAAACAAATCGATTCTTATGTTATTACTTTACACCTATTGAATAATCATTATACTCAAGACGAATATTTTATACAACAATTTATAGGATTCCCGATTAAAGGTTATCCTACTGATAAACCTATAGATATAGTATGTTTAATTTGTGGTAAATGGATGTCTGATGTAGTTGAGGAAAATAATGAGAAATAGAAAAGAAATAGAGGATGAAATTGAAGAATTAGCTAAACTATGTTGTTTATCAGGTGAATATCCGATAGTGACTAGTGCACGAGTTGAAGCAATATTAGAAGTTGTACTTGATATTAGAGATTTCTTAATTAAAGAAGTGAAACCTGGTGGGAAAGATAGTTAAGAAGAATTGTCTTCGTTGTAATAAACCGTTCTTCACTAAGAAGAAGGAAGACTACTGTTTACAATGTAGACTTTTAAGGAATGTTATTAAGGATAAGATTAGGAAGGAAGAAATCAGTATTAAGATTATTTCTACTAAGTCTGATTTAAGAGATGAGGTAGAAACCCTTAGGCGAATGGAACACTTCAATCCTGTTTTAGTTGAGCGTTTAAGAAGTAAAACTTTAAATAATAGTAAATCTACTTAATAGTTATAGGTGTCTGGTTGTGAAATGTAATCTAAAGAATTTTCCTCAAACATTTAGTCATCATAAAATCATTAAATGGCTTGAGGGTTTTGAGGCTGAACTCCGAGAAATGCAATCAGAATGTATTTTCTCAACAGAAGGCTTGATAAAGGAGATTTTGGGTGAATGACGATTAAAACAGTGTCTCTTAGAGAAATAAATAAACTACCTAAAACTACTTACAAAGTATTAGTTATGAGGTATTGGCCTTTCTGGATTAAGAACTTAAAGACTAAGATTAATGAGTGGTTAAAAATCTTAGGACCAAGTGAACAACTACTTAATGATTGCAGAAAAGAATTATTACGTACACAAGACCCTAGGAAGGCATGGGCTATAAGCAAGTTTGATAAGCGTTACCGGATGCAGATATTACATAGCAGTGAAGCACTAGGAGAGATGAGGAGAATAAAGAACATAGGTAAAGAACTTAAAGGTAAGAGAGTTGTTTACTTGATCTGTCATGAACCTACTGATGATTATTGCCATAGGCGAATATTAAAAGAATTGATGGAGAGATATGATCTTGGAGAATAAAGAGTTTAAAGAAGTCGTAGGGATAAACAAGTTTGATTTCTTATGCCCTTGTTGTGGAACTCAATGGCTAGGAGATGAAATGCCTTGTCCTAACTGTAATTCTAACCTTATTTATCCTTGGGGTGGAGCAGAAGCTTATTTAAAGAGTAAAGGAGAGATATGATCTTGGAAACTGAATGTGATAATTTATTACCAGACGAAGATAAAATATATAATCTTGGAGGAACCATTTACCATACTATATATTTGCATAAAGGTTCAGAATTAATTCAATTATTTGCTAAGGAAGGTTATCATATATTTGTATACGAGATACATATAATAGATGAAATACATAATAGTGATGTTTAAGGTGACTGATTAATGATTTGTTCAAACTGTGGGATTAATAAAGCTGTAACGAGAAAGAAAACACCTGACAGGTTAAGAATCCCTTTATGTAGGAAATGCAAAGAAAGATGGGAGAAGACTAGTTAAATGTTAACTGCATTAAATGTATTGTTCTTCTGTGCTGATTGCGGGCTTATAGCTTCAGGATCTTTATTACTTGTAGGTATATTAAATGAGATACTAGATTTTTCAAGTAATAAAAGATTAAACTTAATTGGAAAGGTTTTACGTCCACACTTTAGCATATTAGTAGTGTTATTTGGTGTATTCTTTCTTCTTAAGATGGTAAGCTTAATTAGTTAATGGAGTAGAGTTGATTGAAACCTAACTCGATTACCGGTGTCTTTCTTGATGCAGACTTAGAGAGATTAATAGAGATAGATTTACCTATTGTTGAGCATAGGGAAACGATATTTTATGAGGGTAAGAAACTATCTTCTATTAAACTTTATTACGGAGAGTTTATATTCATGGGTGATTTTCACTACGGTAATGAAAGTTTTAGTGCTTCAGTACTACATGGATATCTTAATTACTTAAAAGATCACCCTAACATTCAGATAGGTTTAATGGGAGATATACTAGAGTACGGGCAAGGATCACAGTTTATTAGAGAGGATGACAGGATACCTATAGATGATCAGATAGAACAGTTCATAGCAGACTTTAAACCTTTTGCTAGTAGAATTAAGTTTATTTTATGGGGTAATCATGAAGAACGATTTATCAGAAAGAGCACAAGTAAACGGTTAACGGAAGATATAGCTAGGGAACTAGGACTCACACCGAATGAAGATATCTATATAGGTAAACCTCAGAGAGGAGTATTTGTTATATTTAAAGCAGGAGATAAACGATACGGTGCTCAAATAAGACATAGTAAGACGCAAGCTAGGGTTAATCAGGATTTACAGCTTAGACGAGCTGGTAGTCAGAATGTAGCTTCATTAATAATACATGGGCATACGCATAGATTGAGTTTTCAACCAAGAACTTTTAGATTACTAGAAGTTATAGATGGTTCTATTGCGAATGTTGTTAGACGGCAGTATTTAGTAGCTACAGGTTGTTTCATTAAGCAACCGGGATATGCTGAAGCTGGAGATTATCCTTATACTGATGTAGGTGCTCCCATACTTAGATTTCATTCAGATGAACATAATATACAGGAGTACGACTTAACAGGTTGTTACAAGAATTATTTAGCTAGAGGAGGCATAAGTTATTCCCATGCTAAAGTTAAGTTAAGTAAAAGTTATGGGTTACGATGTAAAAATTGTAACAGTGGGAATATTATTAATTGGAGTGCTAATCGTAAAATGTGTAATAGTTGTGGGAGGACTTTTAGAATATGATAATTACGATTGTAATGAATAATAAATATGAACCGAAATATATAGAATTCTCGAAAGAAGCTTTAGCACAGTTATCTAAACAGATAATTGGAAAACCAGTAAAATATAAAGGAATGTATGTAGGAAAGGTTTTATCTGCTACGTTTGAAGATGAATCAATTATTATTACTGCTAAACTTAATAAGGAAATATTTCGAGATGAATGATAAACCAGTTAAGTTAATAGTTCATGGTTGGATTGAGGATGATAAAACTAAACCTACTAATGTACCAGATAGATGTCCTAAGTGTAAAGGTGAGTTATGGAGAACTGATGCTCTTAAGATAAACAATACTTATATAGCTGGATGCAAAAATAGTAGATGTCGCTGGTGTGAAGTATTCCAGTTATAGGAGTTAACGAATGATGTTTGAATTAGGAGATAAGAAAATAGGAAATGATGGATTAGTTTGGGTATTAATAAGAATAGACTACAATGAATTTAAAATAAAACTTTATTGGAGAGAAATTACTAAACAGTTTTTAATGAGTGCCTTTGTTACTGTTAATGAAAAATTAAAACATATAAGAACTATAGAATTATTCAGACCAGATGAATTCCCTAATACAATAAAAGATAAAGTAGAGACTTATTCTTTAGATGAGGTTAAAGAGTAATGGAAGGAGAATTAGAAAAACGGATAAAAGATAAAAGTATAGATGGTTTATTTACTGAATTTTACTTATTAGAGATTATTAAAGAAGCTAAGAAAGAATTACTTCCAAATAGTTTTTGGCTAAAATGGGCTAAAATAGATTGTGAAGGTGATGATCAAATAACTAAGGATTATAAATATCTATTATTGAAACTTTTTAGATGGTTTGGTGATTTAGAAGATGAATGATCTAGAAGAATTATTATGTTCTAAAGATAGGTTTGTAATGCTTAACATTAAAGGTTTATCTCAAGATAAATTATTTGCACTTATGTTAGAATTGGAACAAGAGTTAAAATTAAAACTCGAAGTAGGTATAATTATAACAAATAAAAATATATCAATTTATTCTAGAAAACCAAACGAATTTATTAAGGATAATTTTAAGAAATATCTAGAATGGTTGGGATTTTTAGATGAGTAAATGTATAGTTTGTAATAGTAAAGATAATGTTGAGATCTTCTGTGGTAATGAAGGATTTGTCACTGATAAGGTGGGCAAACCATTATGTAGTCATCATTACAATCTGGAACTATTTAAATTGATGTCTCAAGCATTAGCTAAAGAATATAAGATGTTAGTTAAGTTAGAACCTATAATTAAGGAGTTATGTAAAGATGAGTAAACGTAAAGAAGAACTATTAATATGTAGACTTGAAGTCTGTGGAAATTATTTATACCGTATTGCTTTAACTCAGAAAGAATATATTATTGCTAGAAAGAGATATGAAAAATTATTCGGAGATGTTTAAGAATGAATGAACGTAAAGACTTTGAACCTTGGAAGGTAGAAGTAGTTTTTAGGCTTCAAGACGGAGTTTGTTTTAAATGTGGGAAATCCTTAGCAAATGGGTTTCACAGACATCATTTAGATGGAGATCCTAGTAATAATAGCATAGAGAACTTACGGCTAGATTGTCCTAGTTGTCACGGTTCAGAAGCCTATCAGACTTTAATAAAAAAGAAGAAGAAGTTTCTACAAGACATAGATAATTTGTTAAAGTCCGCACTAACAGAGAAAACGAGTGGTACATTGATTGATAAGCTAACTGATTTGATAAAACTAGGACTCTCATTGAACAATCAGGTATATGGTATAGAAATAGAAAGGCCTCCTGTATCTATACGACTGGAGAATCAACTACTAGCTTCGGGGTTACTACAGAAGGAGTATGAGAAAGGTTTACATAAAGGAATAGAGTTAGGAGCTGACTTAGTAACAGAAATCAGAAAGAAACGAAGGTATAGTTAAATGACTAAACATGAATGTCCTAACTGTCATTCTCATAATATTTTAGAAATTATAATAACGGGTTCATTAACGGATAAAGGAATAAAAGATTCATTTGCTTTATTTGATTTATACCCTGATATTAGACCAGCAGAGAGTTTTGAATGTCAAGATTGTGATTGGAAGTGGGATAATCCAGATTTTATAAAATATGTTATAGGTAAGACTATAGTTCATAGGAAGACAGTTAAATGACAAGTCTAATCAAACCTAGACCACAAGAAACCTTTACTAAATACGAGAGGAGATGTCCCTTCCACCAGAAAGCTAGGTGTGGTAGGTTCTTCTGTAGACATCCTATAAGAGAAGATAAAAATATTAGATGCAATCGCTACAACTGCCCTTTTTTTAGAGAAGCACAAGAGTTAATGGGTAAAAGAAAAAATAAGAAGTCTGATTACAGCAGATCTAGACGTTATAGGAGAATTCAACTTGATTAAAGAACTAGAGAAAAGATGTTATATTAAAGGATGTAAAGAAAAAGGATTTATATTTATAAAATCTCTTTGGTTTTGTAAAGAGCATGGTGAAGATATAGGTTTAAGAATTAGAAAAGAATTTCTTAAAGAGGCTCCACTTGAATTAGTGTTTTCCATATATGAAAATTCTAGTTGGAGAATAGTTATTGAAGAATCAGAAATAACAAAGGATAATTGGATTAACTTTTTAGATTTCTTAGATAAGAATGATATGCGTTATCGAGCAGAACGAATAATGAAGGTGTTTCATTGAGAGATATTAAGGATGGAGTATAGAGACTCAGACGGTATAGGAGAATACAACTTGAATAATGAAAATAAGAGTTTCTTAATAAAGTCAGATATTCCACGTAAGATTATTGTATACGCTGATGAAATAGTTCTAGCTATGGGAGGTATTAAGATTAGTTTTCCGCTTAAATGTTCATTAGATGATATAGAAGAATTAATAATTAAGTTTGTTAATCAAACATATACTTTTAAGAAGGTAAAGAAATGAGGGAAGGTAAGAAAGAACCTATTAAACGACATGACTTACTTAAAGAAAACTCTAACAGTAATACTTGTGATACTTGTGGTTCTGAATTAACTAAGTTAGAAACCTTCATAGGAGAACTATTTCAGGAAGGTAAGAAGTTTTATTACCATATGTATTGGAAGGTTATATGTGATAACTGTGGAGAACTATGTGTTAAAGAGAGTAAGCTAGAAACCATGAATTATCCCGTTAAAGGTAGGTATCACGATAGAAGTAGTTTAGGTGGTTGGTAATGGGAAAGTACTGGAGAGGTTGGGGAAGACTTTGCTGTTTTTTAGGTATTTTAACTAGTATTATTTCAACATCCCATCATTATGAAGAAGGTTTATGGATTGCTTTAGTAATGGTTATATTAGGATGTATAGTTATGGAGCTAGATAGTTAATGACTAAGTGTATAACTTGTAATAAACGAGAAGCACTAGAGAACGAAGTGGAATGTAAACACTGTAAGTCAATGGGCATATATGAAAAGATAATTAGGGAGAGAGAGAAGTAATGCCTAAGAAATTAAAAGAAGTAAACTTAAAGCGTAGAATTAAGATTGTTGGTATAACTAAAGAACTTTTGAAATTATTCTTTTTAGGTGAAGAATTACATTGGAAAATAAATAATCCTTTACCTAAAGACAGTAAGATAGTTCAGATAGGTTACGATGTCTACACTAATTCTTTATTAGCATTTATAGAAAGCAAAGAATTTCCTGAAATCGGAGAATGTGAAACACCTGAATGGTATTTATTTGTAGTTACTGATTTATCTAAAGGGAAAGAATAAAGATGACTAAAAAATTAAGTAGTAATGAAGTAAAGGATATAGCAACAGATAAGAAGACACCAGCAGATCAGGATAGAGAAACGAGAAATAACAGAATGAAACGTTTAGAGGATTTACCAGGATTAGGTCCTAAAACAGCAGAGAAACTACGAGAGTTAGGTTATAGTTTTGTTGGTTTAGCAACTGCTAGGGCTGATGCTGTAAGTGCTGAGATGGGACAGAGCGTAAGTTATGTAAAAGCTACAGCTTGGATTAAAGCAGCTCAAACAGCAATATTATCAGTAATGAAGCCTAAGACTGGTAAAGAGATAGCTAGAGAACGAAGACTCAAACGAGTATTTTATAAAACAGGTTCAGCAGACTTTAATAAATTATTAGGTGGAGGATTCGCTTCTTTAAGAACTACAGGATTGAGTGGACGTTTCAGTAGTGGTAAAACACAAGCAGAGTTTGATACTATAGTTGATTGTTTAAGTAGAGATAAATATCATTACTGTCCTATGTGTGATTTCTTACATGATAAATTAGTTAATACTTGCTCTAGTTGTGGTAAAGAGATGTTTAGGCAAGCAGCATATATAGAAACTGAAACTGATACATACAGTGATCAACGATTAGAACAAATAGCTAAAATCCAAGGCAAAGAAATAGATTTAGATAACTTGTGGGTGCTAGAAGCTAAAAATATTCCTACTGCTAAAGCTCAATATTTACAGTATAAGATAATACAGAAATTAATACAACAAAAACAAGAGAATATAGGCTTAGTTTGTATAGATAGCTTCACCGCTAAATTTAGACCTGGATATAGTAGATCAGAGATGCTTCCTGTCAGAACTAGAGAATTCGCTGAACATTTTTTATTAATGGATTATTTAATAGCTAAATATAATATGGCATGGGTGCTTAGTTGTCAAGTGATCGGTGGGGTCAGGAAAGAACATGATATGGTTTCACAAATGAAAACTGGTGGAAAGTTTTATCCTGTAGGCGGAGAACTGTTTCTACATTCAGTTACTACATGGGTAGGAATGCAACAAGTAAAAACTCAGACATGGAAAGCAATTCTATTTGATAGTAGTTATTTACCTAGAGATACTTGTGAATTTATGCTTACTAAGAAAGGTTTAGCTGATGGTGTAAAATAATGAAAACAAGAGAATGTGATCATTGTGGAAAAGGTGTGGAAGTACCAGATAACTTAGAAGATTATATAGCAGTATTTTGTTCTAAACGATGTAGTTATCTTGAAGCTGGTTGGTAATAGATAATGAAGTATAAATGGTTATTTATCAGAGATATCCCACTTCTATTTAGAGAAGAGAATATTAACAAAGGTAATACTATAGAAATATTCTTAGCTGGTAACATAGACAACTTATTAACTAGTTTACACTTGAAGACTTTACGACAGAAGCCTAAACCAGAGGGAATCTACATATGAGTTGTAAACTATATAAACCTTCAGAACGATGTCCTAACTGCAATAGAGTACTGCCTAAAGAAGCATGGCGTTTCTGTCCTTACTGTGGAACCTGTTTAACATGTCATTAATTTAAGAGCTGGATTAGAAATGTGTAAATGGGGAACAGACAAAGTAGTTGAGGTTACTATGCAACCTATTTGTGACTCTGCATATCAACCAAATTCATACTGTAATAACCATCCTAACGATCCTAAATGCCAAGGTGAATGGAAGAAGAAATGTAAGATTGATAAATGTATAGCATCAATAGTTCAAGTTTTAGAGGATAATAATATAAGAATGTTAGCTTCTTGTTGTGGTCATGGTAAAGAAAGCTATGGTTCAATTCTTCTATTAAATCGTTCTGAATTAATTATCCCTATAGAATTTACTAATAATAGAATGAAAAGGGGAAATGAGTAATCGGAATCTTTATTGATAATCGAGGTTCAGGAGAAGCAGAACTCTACTCTTTATTAGAACAGAAACACTTAGCAGTAGAAAAACAGTTTATAGAGAGTGGAGATGTAATATTTGGTAAAGTCGGCATAGAAAGGAAAACAGTTAACGACTTAATTAATAGCGTAGTAAGTGGTAAACGTCACTTCTGGGATCAGATTAAAGTCTTAAAGGATACCTATGAGATACCTTTATTAATAGTGGAGGGTAATATTAACTATAAAGACCGATTGGTGTCTGGTATATTAAGTAGCATAGTTTTAGGGTGGAAGTTACCATATATAAGTACTCATAATATCTATGAAACTGCTGAAGTAATAACTGCTTTATTCACTAAGTACGGAGCTTCTAAGACTAAGATGTACCCTCCTAAAGCAGTAATCAAAGAAGACACACCTGAACGGATTAGATGGGCAATGCTTCAATGCGTAAGAACTATTGGTCCTAAAACAGCTAAGAGAATACTAGAAGTGGTTCCTATATATCAGTTAGGTTCTACTAATCCTGTTTGGCTAGCTAAACAGGTTAAAAGTTTAAGATTAAAAACTAGTAAAAAACTGATAGGAGTATTTCAATGAAAAAACTTAAATTAAAACATAAATATGAGGGAGATACCTTAGAAATAACGATAGAAGGCACAAAAGAACTTTACGTAAAAGCTTTATTTAATAGCGTTAAAAGTTTAGCGTTAAGTAATTCTAACTGGGATGAGGTGTTTCAATGAGATTTCACAAGTCTTCTAATAATTATTGTTGTATTTATTTATCATCTAGTGAAATGATAGAGATATTATACGGAAAGAAAAATAGTTTTGAAATTAATCTAAATGACTTTATTAAATCTCGTGTATACGGTATAGGAATAATGATTAGAGGTAGAATGATTGATTTTCATATCAAGTATACCAATTACCATAGAAATAAATGATATTACTATTAGAGTGAATGAATATGAATGTGAATATAACTGATGAGGAATTATGGGAACGAGTAAGTAAGAAAGCTAAGAAACACATTAATAAGGGTGGAGCAGGAGCCTATTTGATTAGACCAGAGGATAAAGTATTTGACATAGATGTAGCTTGTTTTGTAGTATGTTGTAGTTGTGGAAGGTGTATAGAGATAATTCCAAACGATGTTACTATTACTGAGAGAGTGACTGAATGAGATACGTTAAAAGTATCATGAAAATAAATATTATGAAGTGGATTTAATGAAGTGCCCTGAAGAAATACTTGATACCTTTCCAGATTATTTTGTATTAGGATTAATGATTTTAAAGGATTACGAGATATCAGATTTTCATAGAGATTTTGTATTAGCTTATATCTGGACTGATCGTTATGATGTTTATAAGATTTATCAATGATGTCTCTTTATTTGATTGAATGATTGATTGTGTGAGGTATATATATGAATAGAGGTAGTATGGATGAAGTGTTGTGTAATATGAGAAGAAGATGTACTATGGAATTAGCAGGGATGTTAAAAGAGAAAGGAGAGGGAACTATGAAAGAACTTAATGTAATTCTTGCTAGGTTTTGTATTCAAGAGGGTAGAACTATGAAGAAGACTAAGGAGTATCTAAGTGGTTTACAAGGTGCTGGACTCGTTGAAATCAAAGACGGAAAGAAGAAATGGAAATATCATCCTGAGAATGAATGGGATTTGTTTTCTATTAATATTTAGGAGGTTGATAGTATGAAAGGTGATATTAACATCACATACATTCTAGAACTTGATTGTAATGAACGACAAGGATTAATGAAAGAAATACAATTACTTAATTTAAAGAATGATCTAGATCTTAAAAATTGGTATCTAAAACAACTGCTTGAAGTATTAGAAAGTTTAGCTTAGGAGGGATGTTAATGGATAAAGTAGAATGTTTGTTATGTTCAAATAAGACAGAATGGGATATGAAAGTTTGTGATGAGTGTTTGAAATTGTTAGGTAAAATACTAGGATTTAAAACAGTAAAAATACAATCTAACACTATGCAATTAGATAAAGAACAGATTAAAACATTAGTTAAATGGTTGAAATCTGCTCCCTATCTAAAAGACAAGTTGGTTTTGTATCTTCATTTAAACGAACAAAAGTTATGTGTTAGAAATATAGAGTTAGAGCAGGAGGTGTTGTAATGAATATTAGTACTAAAGAACATAAACGTTTAGAAAAACTAAGTAAGAGTTTAGGAATAGACGTAGAGGAATTACTTAAGGAATTCAATGAAGAATATACTAAGCTAGAAACAAGTAAGTTTAAAGGTAATATAGAACACTTAGCAGTAAACGGAGTAATGAATAGACATCGTAGAGAAAAACAAAGACAGTTATGGACTCCTAGGAATCCTCCAGTAGTCGTATACGGATTCATCACTGGTGATGCTGGTATGAGAGATAAAGCACAAGATATGAGAAAAAAAGCTAGAAATACTATAGAACGAGAAGGTTTACAGTTTGCTAAAGATGCACAGCTGATTAACGGTGATAATGAAATTCTAGATCAAAGAACTCATATCTACGGTAAGGAAAATCCTAAACATATGGAACCGTTAAATCCTAAACTAAAGCTTAGAAGTAGAACTCTATTTGGGTGCATGAAGCTTAACGGAGAAAGTAAGTTTAAATATGGTAGTATACACACAGAAGACAACAGACTAGCTAGAGCATGGGATCAAATACCGTTCTTTACACCATTCCAGACTTACGGATTAGTTAAAGAAAATACAGATGATAATATTAGACTTAACTCTAGTCAAGCGAAAGAAACAACTAGTGTATTCAAGAAGCTTAATGAAGAATGGGGTCAAACACCAGAAGCAATACATAAGATTATAATAGATACCATAGGTAAACAACTGACTTCCATAGATAAAGTAGAGGAACATTATGAAGCTTTCAAGGATGCATGGGATCGTAAGATATTTGTTAAGGGAGTAGTTAGTTGGCTAGGGTTAGAGAGACCTACTTCATGGGGAGCTATATGGATGGGATTGATGGATGCAGAAGCAGGAATAGAAGCAGACTATCAAGTACGAGTGCAAATACCACCACATATAAAGGTAGACTTTGGAGAACAGAGTGAAGTAATAGTCTTTGGTAGAACTAAACGAAGTAACATTAGGGATGAAGAAGACAACTGGGTTCCTGAAGGAGATGTAGTAATAACTGCTAACGGTATATGGCCTATTCCAGGACTAACGACACCTAAAGAAACAAGTCAACTAGAAACACTTGAAGATGAGGATCAGATTGAAGGCTGGCTGGAGTAGTCAGCTTTCTCCACAATCTTTATTTATTAGTTATAAGGAGTAATGTATTAATGTATGAAGTATATGATGGTGTAGCTTACTGTGAACATGGTTACTGTACTCTATGCCCACATTGTCAGTTAAATGATAGAGTTAGGAAATGGAATCATAGATTTAACAGATATATCTGTAGCATAGTTGATCATAGATGGAATTTCAGAGAATTACTAAAAGATGAAGATAAACCAGATATTTTATTTCATGAGTGCCGTAGATGTTCAGAGCATAAATATAGATATGAGGACGGAAGTATTCCTGAGCATGGTATAGTAGTTCATAGATGGTTAATACATGACACAGATATATTTGGATCAATACCTAAGATTCCTTGGAGTAGAGAAGCATGGATGATAAAGAATTAGAAGCACGTAAACTTTGTAGTTGTTATTACCGAAAGGTTGATTGTGTAGAATGTGTTACATGTTTAGGTAAAGTTAGACGTAATTGGAAGCAGTGTCAAGAATGGAGATATTGGCTTAAAGAGTTTAAGAAACCATTAATTAAAAGAATATTTAATGGTATTAAAGAATGTATTAGTGGATTATTTGAGGATGGTTTACAACCAGCATGACAAACTTGGCTCTTATTACAGCAGAAACAATTACAGTTAAGAAAGGCAACACTGAAGTACCATGTGTAGTTTTGATAGGCAGAGATGAGAACAATAAGAAGCGTAGTTTTAGAGTAGAGTTCAAACCTTACTGTTACATAGATGAGGTAGACTACACGGAACTAAAGAACTCTAGTAACTTTAACTTTAATAAGTACTGTAAACCTGTACCTACATTTGTTAGAGGACTTAATAAGAAAGCTCTTACTAAGCTAGAGTTCCCTACTAGTAAATGGTTATCTGAGTTTGATGTGAAATATCATAAGTTATATAAAAGATTACAGAAGCCTTACTATACTTATGAAGCAGATGCTTCTAAAGGAGCAATGTTAGCTTTACGTTATTTGATAGATCAAGGTATACATTCAGGAGTACGTATTACAGGTAAAGGGAAGACTCTTAAATTAGAACCTATAGAGCTAAAAGCTAACTTACGTAAGTGGTACATAGACTTTGAGGATTATTCTAGTAAGATGTGTTCTACCGGATTACGTAAAGAAGTACCTGTAACTATGTGTTCCTTCTGGGATTCTTATGAAGAACATCTATATACGTATTGGGTACTCAATACTAACTGGCCTAAACAATTAAAGGATAAAACACCTGATGAAATATTCCAACCTACATCTAAGAATCATATAGTACAAGGATTTACTAATGAAGCATTTATGTTAGAAGGATTAACTAAAACAGTTAAGGAGAAAGATCCAGATTTAATTACAGCATGGAACTTAGAACGGTACGACTTTCCTAAGTGGGTTACTCGTATGCAAGCATGTAAGTTAAATCCTAGAAGTCTAAGTCCACTAAACAGTTATACGTGGGCTAGAGGATACTACAATATTAAGGGAAGAATACTGTTTGATTTAATGAGAGCTTTTAAGAAGTTTACTAGTGCTGAATTACGATCCTATAGTTTAGCTCATGTAATAGAGTCAGAAAACCTCTCTATGGAGAAAGTATTGTTTAAAGGTACGCCAGCTGAGACATGGGATAAATACCCAGAGATAATCTTTAAGAGAAATATTAACGATGTATTGGTACTTAAAGAACTAGATGAGAAGTATGATCTAATAGAAACCTTTGATGACTTACGTAGAATCTTTGGAGCTTTGTTCTTTGAAGTACTCCGCAATTACAGAGTGTTAGATTCAGCTTTACTGAGATTCGTAAATAGAAAGGTAGCTTTAAGAAGTGTTCATAAGAAGCGTTCTAGACGTAAGAGTTTTCTAGGTGCTGTAGTTATTAAGCCTAAACCTAGTCTATACCAGTGGGCAGTGCAGTTAGACTTTTCGAGAGAGTACCCACAGATAATGAGAAGCTTTAATATTAGTCCAGAAACCTATAGAGCTGATGGTAGTGGATATTATAAGATTGAAGCTGAAGATGGTACAATACATAGCTTTGTACGTAATCCTAGAGGATTACTGCCACAGTTAATAGATAGCTTCTTTAAGCAGAGAGATAAGTATGAAGCAGAGTACGCTAAGGCAATTAAGAAAGGTGATGAAGTAGCTGTTAAGTCTTGGTGGAGAAGAATCTTTAATCTTAAGCAGATAACTAACGCTATATATGGAGTGATGGACTTTGATGGTTTCCGGTTATCTAAACAAGAATGTTCTGCTGCTGTAGCTCTTATAGGTAGAGAAAGTATTAGATGTCTAAATGACGTTGCTAAAGAATTAGGTTACGAGTTGATATATGGAGACACCGATTCTATATTTGTACTCCTCAAAGGAATATACGGGTTTGAACAAGAATCACTACTTAAGGAAGCACAAGAATTACAGAGTAAACTTAATAGCGGACTTAGCAAATATTTCAAAGAAAAACATAGAATTATCAGAATACCCTCAGAGATAGGACTTAGAAGAATTTACTGTAGGTTCTTACTTATTGCTAAGAAGTACTATGCTGGTAAATATGTGTATGACGAGATTAAAAGTTGGAAGGAAGACTTTGATTTTAAAGGTTTAGAGATAATTCGTAGTGATAGTAGTGATTTAGAAAAGTATGTATTGGAGCATATAATTAAAATAGTTCTTGATGGAGAAGGTAAATTAAAGATTAAAGAATTTTGGGATAGAGTAGTACTAGATTTTAAAGCTAAAAAATATACTCCACTAGAGTTGGCTTATCCCTTACAGATTAAGGAGTCATTTCGGAATTATATATTTAAAAAGAAACGAAAAGAAAAATATGTTGTTCCAGCGCATATACGTTCTGCTCTATACTCTAATAAATATCTAAATACTGATTTTGAACAAGGCGATAAGCCTAGACGATTACCAATATATGTTAAGATGTTAACTGAAGATAAAAAACAAACTACTCTTTTCAATAGTGATCTACTTTATCCTACGATATGGGAATATGAATCTAATGTAGATTTAACTTTACAATGGAAGTTAAGAAATATATCAATCGCTGAAGATATGGTAATTCCTCAATGGTTTATTAAACAGATAGATTACATACGTATATTTACTAGACTTAAGAATAAGGTTGATAAGATATTAAACTTAGTTAGTGATGTAACATGGGTAAAGAATGGAGTTATCTAGAAATACCCAGTATTAATCATATTAGACCTAATCCTAGAATTTTATTAGGTAAATTAATCTACTGGTTTGAGAAGCGTGATGGTTCATGCATTGCTACATGGTTAGATGAAAAGAATAAACTAATTATTTCTAGTCGTAGAATGAAAGAAGCCTCTAAGGATTTACAAGCAATATTAAAACGAACTGAAGAATATTCTAAAATTAAAGATTTACTTCTTAATCAACGTAAAGATTGGAACACAGAACTAATAATATTCGGTGAATTACTATCTAAAGGTAAGAGTCCAGCTAGATTTGAATTACATGATAAAGAAGAATATATAATATTTGACATGTGGTATTTGAATGAAGAACACTTCTTACCTTATAACAGAATTTATCAGTATTGTTATCAGTGGAGAATTCCAATAGTTGAGCAATGGGGAGAATCTAAACATAGAAGTATAAAGAGTTTATTAAAGTTCAGAGATGAAATGTTGAAGTTAGCAAAGGAGAAAGGTAGAGAAGGAGTTGTATTAAAGACTTGGTACGGTAAAGAATATATTTATGCTAAAGCCAAACTTGATGACCCACCTAGACCTAAAAAGATTCGTATCGAAAATGATAAGCCTTTACTTCCTGTATTACCAGAGTCAGAGACATATGGAGCTATAGATAAAGTATTTGTAGACTTAGGATTAGAAAAGTTTAAAGATGTTAAAATAGCTATGCCTTTAGTTGCTCAATCAATAAGTAAAGAAGCTAAGAAGCATATATGTACTCCTCCAATTAAGATGTTTAAATACTACCAGAAATATTTAGAGGAGAAGTTAATAGGAAGCAATCTAGTTGGGTAAACGATGGAGCAAGCAAGATATAGCTTTGTTAAGACTTAGATATAACAGTGTTAGCTGGACTGAACTCATGCAGTTGTTCCCTGATAGAACTAAGAAAGCTATAGAACAGAAAGCAGTTAAGCTAGGGTTAGTTAGGAATCACTTCTCTATTAGGAAAGGAGTATTCTATCTATATGCTACTTGTTCTAGACATGGTAGAATTCATATAGATCAAATCAGATGGTTAGGTAAGAACTTAAATACTGCTTACTGTCCTTATAGGTATTGTAATAGAAAACTACGGGTGTTACCTCGAACAGGAAGATTAAGGGAGAAATATAGAAGTGTTAGATGAATGGATAAGTAAGATTCATAACGGTGATTGTGTAGAAGTTTTAAAGTCTATTCCTAATGATAGTATAGACTATGTTGTAACAGATCCTCCCTATGGAATAGCTTTCATGGGTAAGTTATGGGATAAAGCCTTACCAGATATAGAAGCATTTAAACAAATGTATAGAGTTCTTAAGCCAGGAGCATTAGCGTTTGTTATGAGTAGTCCTAGGCAGGATGTGTTATGGAGGATGCTTAGGATGTTAGAAGAGTGTGGGTTTCAACTTAGACAGAGTTTTGTTAGTTGGATCTATAAGACAGGATTTCCGAAAGCTTACTGTGTTAGTAAGGGGATAGATCGAAAGTTTAAACTTAAACGTAAAACTATCGGTGTTAAATCTGATCCTCGTTACCGATATGGATATGAACATTCTACAAAAGGAGAAGAAGCTGGACATAAATATGGAAAATATAAAGAAACTGATGGTCAAAAAGTAGGAGCAATTACTGAACCAGTATGTGAAGGTTCTAAGAAATGGCAAGGTTGGAAATCCATTACAGGATTAAAACCAGCATTAGAATGTATACTTATGGTGAACAAACCGTTAAGCGAGAAGACTATAGTTGATAACGTGTTGAAGCATGGAACGGGAGCTATTAATGTGGATGCTTGTAGGATACCGTGTAATTGGAAAACTGATCCTACTAAACGAGGATGGCAAGGAAGACATTCAAAAACTGTGGGAGCTACTGAAAACTTTGGTGTAACTGGAGATAAAGCATTACTTAGTAAACCTAATATTCAAGGACGGTTCCCAAGTAATCTTTTAGTGAGTGATAAAGCTTTAGACACGGGGAAAATAACAAAGAGTAAGAAAGTGAAGGGAAGCAGTTTACCTCCGACTGGAAGTAAAGGAATATATAACTTATATGATGTTTTACCTACAGAAAGGGGTTATAATGATACGGGCGATCAGAGTCGTTACTTTGACTTAGATGCTTGGGCTGAGCATCATGGGTTTTTGGATGTGCCGAAGGCGAGCAAACAAGAACGCAATGATGGACTTGAAGATTTAACAATTAAAGAGAAACGGACAATGGGTAATTTTGGCGACCAATCTTTACATAAATGCTCAAATGGTGCTCATAGAACAAAAGGAACAGGAGTAAGCAAACAACAAAATGTTCATCCTACAGTTAAGCCTATTAAACTTATGGCGTATCTTATAGAATTAGGATGCCACAAAGACGGAATAGTTTTAGATCCATTTGTAGGTAGTGGTACAACCTGTATAGCTGCTCAGAGACTTAACCGTAAGTGGATAGGAATAGAGCTTAATGAAGAGTACTGTAAGATTGCTAGTGCAAGGCTAGGTAACGTTCCTATAGTTAAGCATGAGAGCAGTAAGAAAGTTATTACTTCTGTAAAGAAAATTGTAAAGTCTACTGGAGCTAAATGCAGTTATGAAGGTAACTGTTCTTTCAAGACTGAACAAGGGGAATGCTTAAATAAGCGTTTCTGTAATAGTAAGGTGATATGATGCTTAAGACGGTATACGTCTATAAAGGTGTTACTGATGAATAAGCAATGGATTCTTATACTGCTTGCTTCTGTATACATGATTGCTACTGGAATTACTGATATAGACTGGATGGTTATTTCTTATAGATATAGCGAGTGGCATAGAATTAATGAGTTATGGGAATTTGCCCCTTACTTCAAGGTTAATTGGTATACAGCCTACATATTTACTGTACTTCGTCTTGTAATAGGTTCCATCCTATTAGGTATATTAATTAATGAGATATGGAGGAATTCAGACTGATTCTAGGGTTTGATATTGATGGTTTCTTAGCTAAACAAAATATTATTAATATAGCATTAACTAGAAATGACGGGTTTGCTAAGAAGTTATACTATCAATCCTGTGAACCATATATGAACCCTTACTTATTCATGAATGAATTCGATGAAGGCTATATCATCACAGCTAGAGATCCTGAACTTAAACTAATAACTAAGAGATGGTGTAATAAGTACTTTCCTAATTTACAACTTTACCAGCTAGATGTACCGTTTTATAAGGATGGAGAATCTGTATTAGATTGGTTAGAAACCATAGCTGTAGAGAAGTCTAAGGTTATTAACTACTTAAGTTTAGATGTGTACTTTGAAGATATACCGTACATAGTTAATCGGTTACGTGAACTCTGTAAGAACTGTGCTGTAATTCAATACGGTGGTAGACTTGGATAAAGAGTGTTCCCTTACTTATAAGCAATCAAGTAACGAGTTACCCATAAAGAACTTCTATCGTTTAATTCAAGGAGATTGTCTAGAAATATTACCAACATTAAAAAATAAAGGAGGGGGGGAAAGAGAAATGTTAGAAATTAGTTATAATTCATTACAAGCAATAATTGCACTTAACATTGTTTCAAGGAATATTCTATTGGCAAAACTCGCTTATAGTCAAGGAGTTATTGACGATAAAGCTGTTGAAAAGGTAAAAGAACTGTCAGTTTTGACTATGAAAGCTATTCTAAACAATACTGTGGATGAGAATACTAAACAAGAACTTAGGAAAATTGTGAAGCAAATTAAAGAGGAAATTCTGTAATGATTAAAAAAGAAACACGTAATAAATTAAAGTCTTACACAACTAGATCACTTGATCTCAAAAGAAGGATTCTTAATGGTTAAACAATGTAACTTTAATAAAGAAGTAGAATGTTCACATAACGGAGATTGTGGTATTCAACGAGATATCCATTTATTTGTAGGCGACTTTACTTTTCCTCGTTGTAAGTATTATTGTGACTTATGGGGGTATTTCTTGTATAAACCGTTGAATATTAAAAGTACAAGGTAATAGTAATGGTTAAGCAGTGTAACTTTAATAAAGTAGAATGTTACCTATATGATAAGAACGGTAGGTTTGTAGGGTTCTGTACTGTACATAAAGTTAAGACTAGGAAATGTCCTGAGGAGAAGTAGATATGGAATGTTGTTTTTGTAAAAAACAATTAGAAAAGAAGAATTCTAATAATAAATTTCCAATATGTAATAAGAAAGATTGTGTAAAAAAGTTTGTAAAATTTTTCTCTTGCTTCTGTCAGAAGATTGATAAAGAAACAGGTACAGAATGTGAAGGATTCTTCTTTAACAATATTCTCATTCGATTTAATTATTTTGAAGCGGACTTTGAGAAAGCATGGAAATTAAATAAAGGTGTTAAATAATGTCTAAGATTAGTGCCCGTAAAGAATCTGAATTACGTAAATACACTAAAGAAACACTTGCTGGTTTACGTAAAGCTTGGAAGTCAGTAATAGATAAGGCTGATAGAGGAGAAACCCTTAGAGATGAAGACTTAAGGTTCTTACGGAATATACCTGAGCTTATAGAGGCCTTGGAGAGTAGGGTAGCTGAGAGTCTTAAGGAGGATACTGTATTACCTGAAGGAACTCTTAAAACCTACGTAGAACGGTTATGGAAGTTTAAAGAAGTGGGAGATTTAGAAATCGTGATCGAAACTACAGGTTATTATAGATGTATTAATGGTTGCGGTGAACTCCATAAGAAAGGTGAAGATTGTATATATGAACAATATAAGAAGTTAAAGGAAGAGTCTACTAAAGAAAGTTTAAATACCTGATTTAACAAAGAATATATTAGAGAAGTACCTAACGCATATGTAATAACTTTGTGTAAACGGAGGTGATAGGTTTATGAAGAACCTACGTGGACTCTTGATTGGAGTTCTTGCTATAGCAATCACCTCACCTTTCTACATATCTATCATAGCATACTTAAACAGGTGGGCCTTGTGGTAAGAGTTAATGCTTACTTACATTTGCTAAAGAGCTTATGTACCCTTATCTATATTACTCTACTCCCTTTCATCCTGATATCTCTACTCGTTATTAATCCTTGTTACCTATTCTTATTTGCTGGTTTAAACTTTAGTTACGTGTTATGGATAGATCATAAACGACAAGAGCTATTTAAGAAGGCTCATGGCTTAAAGAAGTAATCTGCAGTTTTCGTCAGTTATTAACATTTCTCGTAGATTTCTTAAAGTCCGCAATTAACCTATAGAAAAGAAGCTCAATCTAACCTTTAATTAGTAAAAGAAGAACTCTATAAGATAGTAAAAGTAACAGAAAACTAACGATCTGTATTTGTGTCTAACAACAACTGAGAAAACTTTAATAAGTAGTGTTGTGTAAGAATAAGTGAAGTGATCTAATGGCTAAATGCCCTCATTGTAATAGAAATCTCAGTCATTTACATTTTCATATAGTAGCAACTGATTTATCAGTAGGGGTTTTTGTGATTGAAGGTTATAGATATCAGGTTTGTGATAATTCAAGATTAGAGAAATATCTATGTCCATTTTGTCATGGTATAATTGCCCTTACATTTGAAAAGGCTAAACAGTTTTTATCTAATTAGTATTTCTGTCTAACAACGAAGGGAATAGGTTTATTAGTTAGGAATGAGTAGTAGTAAGTGAGCATCGGAAAAGGGCAGTAATACGAGCTAGATCTTCACGGATTTAGAAGCGTTGTAAGACCTAGAGTAAGGTGCTCACCATGTTCAGCCACCATAGGTTAGTGGAGTTGCGTATAGCTTAAAGGGCACTGAAGCTTTTTGTTATAGGAACCTGTCATTACAGAGATACAGTTACTTGTTGAACATAACTACACCGGGTAGGGATTGAATGGTCTTTTGATGGAGTGCTGCACGAAACGGATTTGGAATATTAGGTTGAAACATTATTTAACGTTCTCTATATAACGGTCTTATTTTTGAAAGTTTATATAGAGGTGTGATATATTATTATTTAATCAAGTAGTGGAGGTGGTAGTTGTATGAAATATGTAGTTGTGGTAGTACAAAACGAGCCAATCTATTTTAAAGGTAAACATCTCCAGATTATTGATACATCTCGTTATAAAATTATTGTTAGAGATGGCGATGAAACTCTTGGTGTTGTTTCCTTTTTTAAATATTGGCAATTTATAACACGGAAAGAATATCTTGATAGACCGCAATGAATTAGATAATCTTTGAACAATTAATTTTCCTTTTTTTATTTCTTGTTTTCACAAGCCTTATTTTTAGAAAGATTTATATTAAATGAAAAGTAAGTATTATTTACTTATAGATGAAGAATAGAATAGGATGTTGCTCGGTGTTATTGCAAGAGCACCTATTGCGATACGGTGCGGGCAACCAGATCCAGATGAGTATGGTAAGACTGGGAGTAACGAGGTGTCAGTACACGCCTACCTATTCTATTTTTCCTATAAGAAAGATTTATATTTAGATGTTAATAGGTCTTCTTGAAGTATTTGATAAGGATAGATGGAATAGACATTAAATTTAGTGGAGTACATACTTACATTCTGTAGTTTTTGATTCATAAACTGATAGATTTCTTACATAAGAGATTTTAGGTATTGATGATTTAGTTATTTCAGTAAACCATTAAATCTAGTAGAACTAATTCTAATTAAGAAGCAGACTTGGTTATTTTTACTGATATGAGTTATTTCTTGTTGTGAAGGTTTTAATAGGTTATTGAGTAATATGATTAGTAGAGGTGATTTACATGGGCATGGATGTAACGGTTTCGTACGCTGGTTCTTCCCCTGACGGTAGTATTACAATAGACGATCACGGTAAGATTACAGCTGATGACTTAGAACTATTCGATGCTACTGAAGGGCCAAAGCTTATAGCTATCATTGAGAAGCTGATTCCTTGGATGGCTAAGAACGATATTGAAGGATTAGAGTTTGAGAGAACTTAAGCAATCTTTAAATATTAGTCTGTGGTATTCTTATTGGGTGTCTAAGTGAGATATGAAATAGACTGGAAGCGTAGGATAGTTGACTTCTATATTGAGGATGATGGCGGAAAAGAACTTCATGCTGGCTTAACCTTTGATGAGTTTAAAGATCTCTTTACTGATATTCAGTGGGGAATAGATAATCCTACAGAGGTAGAATAATTGAGCAACATTAAACAACGATTAGAGAACGCTTTAGCAGAAATAGAGATAATTAGAGAAGCATTGAAATTTGAAGGAATGAAATATCCTCCTTGTTGTATTACAGTTGATAAGGATTCTAACTTTAGTTGTGCTACAGCTGGTCCAATGTCTGAAGAAGAATTTCTTAAGGGTTGTGAATATTGTATTGGTATAGCTAAATTATATCTTAGTTATATTAAGGAAGTTCAAATAATTCTACATGGAATTAAGAAAGAATAAACTTAAATAAGTGTTTGAGGTATAGATAAGTGAGGTATTAGATGGAGCCTAATCTGAGAACCTTTCCAACAGGTGCACCATACTCAAGGGATAAAGCAGAATACAGATTTCGTTATATTGAATTAATTCTGAAATGGAAAGACGAATTTGAGGCTGAACTTCAAAAACGAAATGGAAAAAATCTTGCATTAAGTAAAATAGGTAGAGCTTATAGACAAGGACAGTTAGATATTATTAAAGAAATTTTAGGTAAGTGAGGTATTTAATTGAGCTTCGAGGAGAAAATCAAACAAAAAGCAATAAAGATAGTCGTTCATAGAGATTCTCATAGTACATATTTTGTAGAAGAAAAAGACTGCAAGAAACTTGCAAGTCTGCGTTCTGATGAATCAGTATTTGTTTCGTTAGTAAAGCTTCCCGATGTTTTGGCTATGCTTGGTGAGCAAGCTAAGCCTTTGATTGAGAAACTGCGACAACTCTTAGAAAAATACAACCGTCAATACGAAGAATCTATGCCGTATAGCCTAGAGAAAGATGAGGCTTACTATAAACGAGAATTTTTGAAGAAGTTGCTTTTCGGAGAGAAGGAGTTATCAATCAAATGAATATAGAATCTATAACAATAGACTTTATTAGAGAAATAGAAATCTACTCTGATACTGAAGGAAGATATATCTATAACCTAGTAGAGTTGCTTAAGGTATGAAGTATTCTAAATGTGAGTGTGGTCATTCAAAAAAGAGTCATAGATCGTATATTCCTACTGTTAGTTCGGTGCATCCAAGAATTTATGTTGACTGTCGTTTTTGTGATTGTCAAAGGTTTAGAGGTATTTGAGGCATCAAAGATGAAGTGTCCTAAGTGTGGAGATAATAAACTACAATATAAGGTTCAGAGGAAGAGATTAACAGGTGTTCATGAGAAACCTAAACCAAGAACAGATTTTACAGTTAAGAAGTGTAAACGGTGTGGGTTTGAAGGGGAAGTTAAGCCTTGAAAAATGAAGATATTATTGAAAAAGAATTTCAGAAAACAAGAAAACTTTCTATTGAAGAACTTAAGATTTATCTAGATATTTTACAAGCTAATTTTTAGGTGGCTGAAATGGATAGACTTGAAGAGTTAAAAGATATAGCGATTGAAGAGGCTGAAGAAATCGCAATTTGTCTTTTTAAATTTAAACAAAAACTTTCATCTTGTAGTTGTTGCAATTACATAGGTTTTTGTTCATTATTAAAAAGGAAAGGAGAAGTTAAGCCTTGAATAAAATAAGGAGTAATCTCTTACCAGATTTAGATGTTGAATATGATTTGAGTGGTTTCATATTTAGAACTGTTTATTTACATAAAGGTTCATCATTAATAAAACTATTCAAAGCTCAAGGGTATAAGGTTATAACGTACAGGATAGTTGATATTATTGTTGAAAGGTAGATAAGATTGAGTAAAGAATTTAATATTGAGAATTATAAGTTAACTGATGAACAATTGATAAGGTGGTTAACTTTCATATCTAAGACTAAAGAAATATTAGTGAAGGGTTTAATTAAAGATCATGAGATTATTGAGATGTTGAAGGCTGTGGAGGGAAAATAACATTAATCCGTTTTGCCCTAACTGTGGTAGTCATCCTTTACTGAAATTAAGGTTTAGAGCATGGACAGATGAGATGAAGAGAGGTCACAGAGCTAAGTTTTGGGTATGTTATCAGTGTAAGCGAAGATGGAAGCAAGGAGCAGAGTTATTGAGGAAGAAGTAATGAGTAGACGAGTTTTAGTTAGTTGGCCTAGTCAGGAATACTACGAGAATATAGTTAGGATAGGATTACTTTCATACTATGACATATCAGCTTACACTAGAGAGACACATGATGAACTGATAGCTAAGGCTAGACTGATTAAACAGTTAAGTCTTAGATTAGAGGAGTTCCAGGAAATATATAATATGAGGTTTGAGATTGAATAAAGAGTTAACGATTCAATATTTAGTTAAAAGGTGTAAGAGAACGGCTAATGAACATGGTTGGTTTGTGACTTGGAAGAAAAATTTAGAAGCTATTACAGTTTTAGAAGCTCTTGCTTTAATACATTCAGAATTAAGTGAAGCACTTGAAGAATATCGAGATGATAATAAGGAGAATTTTGGAAAAGAAATTGCTGGTTGCTTAATACGGATATTTCATTTAATTGGGGAACTAGATATTGACATTGAGAAATATTTGCGTTCTGAAATGAATAGGAATGATACACGTCCTTATAGACATGGCAGGAAGATTCTTTAATTGGATGAATTAACTTTTATAGAGATGTTTAGTGGTATAGGTGGTTTTAGGTTAGGGCTAGAAAGAAGTGGTTGGAAGTGTGTGTGGGCAAATGACAATAATAAGTACGCTAATAAAATATATAAGATACACTTTGGGTGGAATGAATTAGATGAAGGAGACATCAGAAAGAAAAACACAGACAGAATACCAGAACACACATTGCTCACTGCTGGATTTCCTTGTCAACCTTTTTCAATTGCACAAGAAAAGCGTAAAGGTTTCCAAGATACTCGTGGAACATTATTCTATGAGATATGTAGAATTGCGAAAGTTAAAAAACCTTCATTTTTATTGCTTGAAAACGTTAAAGGGCTTCTCAGTCACGATGAAGGATTTACATTCCAAGTCATTCTTGAATCGTTGGATGAATTGGGGTATTGGTGTGAATGGCAAGTACTTAACAGCGAATATTTTGGGGTTCCCCAACATAGGGAAAGAGTGTTTATTGGAGGACATCTTAGAGACAGACGTACCAAAGAAATATTTCCTATCTCAAAAATTAATCAAAACTTTGGTGAAGCGGAGAAATCGACACAAAGAGAAAGGTCACGGATACGGGTTGCATATTCATTGGGTGTTGGAGGAAGTTTTAAAGAAAGAAATTTAATAGGTATAAAAATAGTTCAGAGTGATGGTAAGTTAGTTGAAAAGGTTAGGTATTCAATTCCTGTAGAATGGGAAAGATTACAAGGATTCCCTGATAATTGGACTAGATGGTTAAGTGATACGCAACGGTATAAGTGTTTAGGAAATGCAGTTACAGTTAATGTTATAGAATACTTAGGTGAAAAATTAAAGAATTGTTTGGTAAATTAAATGAATGAAGTACAAGCAATCAGGATTAAACTTTCTAGAGCAAAGAATATATTTGATATAATTGACTGTGCTAAGGATTGGAGAACTATTCTATTAAAGAAAGCTAAGTTTAAGTTAAGGAGCTATCAGATACCACTTAGCGATAAGTTGATAGAGTACAGAGTTACAGAGGCAGCTTTAGGAAATGAGATAATTACTTTGTGGTGTCGTCAATCGGGCAAGACGACTACGGTATCTTTAACAGTACTTGTTTTAGGTACTTTCTACATAATATTCTTAAATCAAGATTTTAACGCTGGTTTATTTGCTCCGGTAAAGAGTATGATTACACATGTTACTAGAAACAGACTTAGAAAACATTTTAGTTCTATTAGATCTTTTCTTAGAGATTTAGGAGTTCAAATGATAGCTGGAGAAGGGCTTACTTCTAGTCTATTTGTACTTAAGAATATTATTAATGAAAAAGAAATGTATATACAATCTTTATCAGTAGGAGAGCAAGCAGAGATTATAGGACCTAGCTTTAGCTTAATGGTTATTGAACAGTCAGAGTTAGTTAACGCTATGAAGCTTAAGAACGATGTGTTCCCTATGGGAGCAGAGAAAGGAGGAGTACGGGTTCTTACAGGAACTACTTCACCCTACTTTAAAAACGAGTATTTTAGACAGGCAATAGAGATGTACAGTGATGATCCAGCTAGGAATAAGAGTACAGCAGATTTCGTAGAGATGGTTCCTTGGAGTGAAGCAGCTAAACGATCTACTGCTTATAGACGTTACGTTAAGAAAGAAAGAGAGAGACTTGGAGAAGATTCTATAGAGTTCCGTACACAGTACAAACTTGAATGGGTAGGTGCTTCACTTAAGTTTATTGCTTGGGAAGACTTAGTGATATTAGAGGAAGATTACATATGGGATAAAGCTAGACTACGATTCTTTGGTATAGATGTAGCTAGAGCTGGAGATAGTACGGTAGTAACGATAATAGAGATAGATGGAACTGAAATACATATAATTGCTTGGTTAGAGTTACAAGGATTAGATTTTGAAGAACAGTTCCCTAAGATAATAAAGTTTTTATATAGATACAAGCCTTTACGTTACGGATTAATAGATATAGTTGGGTTAGGTAGACCTCTTTACGATATGCTCAGAAAACGGTTATGGGAAGAAGAATTAGTAGATAGTAGATCAGGAAGAGTTAAGAAGGTTGCATGGGCTAGAGTTGGAGATTTCTATGCTTCAGCTAGAGAGAATGATGAAGCAGCTAAAGCAATGGATAGGGAGTTCCAACACGACAGAGTTAAGTACCCTAAACACACTAGATATAAGAGAGAGAAAAGCAAGTTTATAGATCAGATATTAGACTTAGAGAGGAAATACACTGGTCACACGCTTAAGCTTGAACATCCTAAAATTAAAGGACGCCATGACGATTACCCCATTTCGCTTATGCTTGGTATATATGCGTTCAAGGAAAAAAGCTTTAGGGGTGGCGCAGTGAGAGTAAATATATAAATGAGAGAGTGGTTAGAATATAATGAAAATCAAACGATATGTTACCTGTTCAGAATGTGGTAAGTTAGAAATAGTTGAAATTGATATAGGTGATGTATCACAAGAACTTTATGAGGAATTAAAGAATCCTAGTGGTTTAGTTGGAAGTTACAGTCTTTGTGAGAAATGTTGTTTAATGAAAAGAGTTTTAAGGGAGGAGCGGTAAGAGTTAATATATAGGTGGTGATTTGGTGGAGTTACGATTTGATGTTAAAGAAATTTATGAGATCAAGGTTGTAAAAATTGGTAATGGTTTTATTATTCATTTATTTGCTAAGGATTGGTATAATATTTATTACTTTAAAACTTGGAAGGAAATTAAAGATTACTTTGGTAAGATTGAAATTGATGAGGGGTGATTAAATGAAAAAAGAATTAGAGAGTCAGATACTAAACCTTCTATACAATAAGGCTAGTTGGGAGTTTAAGCTTACTAAAGACTTAAGCATACTTAAGATTGTTGATAAAGATACGATGCATGATAATAACAGAACAACCGATACTTGTAGAGTTGAAGATTTTTGTCTTAGAGATGAAGGAAGGGTATTAGAGGAATTAGTAGACTTAATTAGAGATACACAAGAAAAGAAAACTACTGAAGAATTGGATAAGCTAGAGCGATTACTTAAGAAGCATGATAAGATAATACAGAACGTTAACTACACTATGAAGGGACTAAAGAAAGCAATAGACTTATTCAAGGATTCTGCTCCTATGATTGAGATACTTGGTAATCAGCGAATACTTAAAGAGAGATTTCGACAGTTAAAGGAAGGGTTGGTAGGAACCTGAAAAAATTAAAATGTTATCTAGATAGAAGACGGAATTGTTTTCATCCTGATGAAGGCTTTTATTGTATTAAGTATAAGGAAATATGCACCGAGATGATATCTTTTAGAGGAGAATTCCACAGATTACTTCGTACATTTAAGTGGCAACAAGAACATCGAGGTTTTATATCTGAAGAACATTTCCGATAGAAAGCTTTATTAATTAGAAAGAGTAATAGTTACTTGTCTTAGCATCGTGTTTTAGAGATAAGGAATGGTGCAAACTTTAAAGAAGACTTGATCCAAGTGTCTCCGGTAGGATTGGCAAAACACCGGTTAATATTTGGGTGTAGCGGAGAAACGGAGGCTCTCTTAAACACCTATTAAGCTCCTTAAGGATTCGGAGTAGAAGGAGAGTGAGTCTTTGTTTAGTTGGGAATGAGACCTGCCTTCTACTCCCATAAGAAGAAAAGAGTGTTAATAATTATATACTAGTTTTTACATAGATATATAAAGAGAGAGAAAGGAGACTCTACTTGTTTCTAGACAAGTTAATTAGACGATTTAAGAAACCTACGTTAGTTAGACTCTATAACTGGAACAGTACTCGTACAGAAGCTTACTGTTCAGGTGAACAATTCGATAGGGTATTTGCTGGTTGTAATGTTATACATGACTTAGATAAACACGTGATATACTCTCCTTTAGCTGTTGGACATGACTTCGTAATAGTTTTTAGAGATGATATTAATTGAGTAAACGCAGTAAGAGTTTAAAAATAGAGAAGAAAGAAACTAAATTAACTAGAAGAGAAAGACTCCTTACATGGTTAGGTAATCGAATAGGAATAAAGATACAGAAGACTACACCTGTACAACCTACATTCGTGTTTGAGCCTCAACCACAAATAAGAAGACCTTTCTACGATTATGTAAACCTATTTGAGGTAGCTACTACTTCATGGCCTTTAAGGAGAGCATTTAGAGCTATCATTCAGGAGTGTTCAAGAGAGAAGCCTTTACGAGTACCTAAGTTTAAGTGGAAGTGTAAGAAGGAAGACTGTGGTAAGGAATTTAAAGAGACACCTAAAGATAATAAGTGTGATAGTTGTGGTAGTAAGTTAAGGGTTCCTTCAGAAGAACAAGCTAAGGAATTTGATAGACTAATAAGTAGACCTAACAGGGATTATTCATTTAGAGATTTATATCGTTCTGCTTTGTTTTATGATTTAGCATTAGATGAACAGTATTTAGGAGTAGCTTATAAGTACCTACCTAAGAGCGAGAGAGATCTTAAGACAGGATTGATGAGAACTGTTATATCAGAAGGAAGAGTAGTATATGATAAGAAACCTTTTGAGGTTTATATTGAGGATGCTAGATACTTCTTTCCTATAGCAGATGAGTTAGGTCATTTAGGAGGTTATGAATGGTTCTGTCCTAATTGTTATGATTCTGAACAGTTTAAGAAACAGGATATGCCAGTAGTGCAGATAATGCCGGAGATGCCTTCTGAACAACAAGAGAGACTTAAGATTTGTGAGTACTGTAATGGGCCTATGATTCAGACTTACTACGTACAGGAAGTGTCAGGTGTAGTATTAGCTAGGTTTGGACCAGGGGAAATAGTTCATGGTTCTAGTTCAGGAGTTAAACCTAGACTATTCGGTAATCCTAAAATAGTAAGCATTTGGAAGCCTATACAGACAGTTGCAGCAATGGATAATTATAATTGGGAAGTTTACAGTAAAGGAAAGGTAGGTTCTATAATAGGATTCCCTGGAGATGATGATGTAGAAATAGCTGCTAAGAAAACTGCTATTGAAGAAGAATTACAATCTTTAGATCAAGAAGACATTACTACAGGGAGGTATAGAACTAGTCCAGCTATTAGAACTTTATTTATAGGTTTGAAGAAGGATCAGCATCCAATACGACTTCCTATCATGGAAGATCTTAAGGCTATGCAATCTTTAGAGTTCTATGCGAAGTACATTAATGCTATAGGAGAAGTATACGGGGTTACGGCTGAGTTTGTAAGTGTTTCAGAGCCGGGAGGTCAACATAAACTTAAGATAGAGGTTCAAGATAGAACAACTCAGGAACACCAGACTAACTTTAAAGAGTTATGGAATTACGGAATATTACCTAAGTTCGGTATTACAGATTGGTTATTAGATTTTCCACCTATTAGAGGAAGAGACAAACTAAGAGATGCTCAGACATTACATACAAAGATGGCTACTGCTTTACAGGGAGCTAGAGCAGGATTTGATGTGGTAATAGATGAGAATGAAGAATTGAAGATTACTGGTAAAGCTAAACTACAAGAAGGAGAACCGTTCGGTTCTAGATTTGGAGAGAAGCCTAGAGATATGGGTGGTAAACCAGAAGAGTTTGAAGAAGGAGAACCTACTAGAACTAGTGGTGAAAGATTAGAGTTAGCAGAGAGAACAGACTTAGCGAGTCCTCTACCGATTAGTTGGTATTCAGCAACACAGATACGGGTATGGGATAAGGTATTTGCTATTAACAGCGATCAAAATGAGGTATACATAACGATTAATGAACATGAAATAGAAGGAACTAGAACATCAGCTACTAAATTAAACCTAGCGATATCTAACCTTCTAGAACAACTGTTAGGATTCGTAAAAACTAAACTGGAAGGTGTGGGATTCAATGAGGATGACTATGATGCAGGAGTTAAACGGTTACTAACTAATACACGTAGAGAATTCAATCCTAAACTACTAATAGAACTAGCTAACTACTTTGACAGTATTAAGCTTGAGTGGTTAGGTCAGAAGATAGATAACCTTAGATATAGACTTAGCAGAATTAAGTTTTCACCTTTAGAGAGTCCAGCTGGATCAGAACCTACAGAGATGCCAGAGCCTATAGAGAGAAAGAGCATTATTCAAGCCAGAGCACCTTTCGGTGTAGTTCATGATGAAAGCACACTCTACAAGAAACTAATAAAAATTAAAGATTGGGCAATTAAACAAGTAAAGGACGGTAAACAGAAAGGAATAGTAGTTAACGAAGCAATGGTTAAAGCTAAACAAACGATGGAGAAGTCTTACAGTGAATTAACTAAGAGAGCTTTAAAACATGCAGAGCGAAGAACTAGAAAGAAGGTTGGGCTGAGTCCAGAAGAGATAAAAAGAATAGAGATTTATAAACAGAATAGTTTAGATGATTTTCATAAAATACTTTATGATAGTTTGAGAGGAGTTAAGAAGAGGTGAAGTAATGCCACAACCAACAGTTAAGAGGCCACAACGAATAGTTTTAGCCGTAGGTTATTACCCCACTGGTGATACTTATCCAGTAATCCAGGTGGACGAGGACGGAAAACTAGTCATAACTCTTGGCTAGTCCGTAAAGCCCGTTATAAGTATTACTAGTGTTCTATCAGATACAGATCCAGAAGATATAGGTACAACTGCTTCTGCTGGAACTGGATCGTTAGCTTCTAGAGATGATCACGTACATGTCCATCCGATATTTGCGACAGGGGATTTACATACTGATTTACTCCCGTTAACAGGTACTCGTTCAATGACCGGAGCTTTAACTGTTGACTTAACTGACGGAGATATAGTTTTAAACACTATTGAAGGTTATGAAGTAGGACCAGCTATAGTACTATACAATCCAGTTGATGATCAGAAGTTTGCTATAATGTACGGTGAAGGATACCCTTTAGACACGTACATTCTAGATGCAGATGATAATATATTAGCTAATCCAATATACTTTGACGGTGATACTTTCAGTTTAGAATGTGATTTAGATGTTGAAAACATAGCAGCTGTAGATTTAGCTTTGACGGGTGATATAGGTAGTAATTTAATTCCAGATGGAGATGCTACTAGAGATTTAGGTTCTACCTCCTTTCTTTGGGATGATGCTTACATCGATAATTTACATGTTAAGTCTGAGGTAACAGTCCAATGTGATATCTTACCTTTAACGGATATTACATACGATTTAGGTTCTAGCACTAAAAAATGGTATGACGTTAGATGCTCACGACTCTACGCTTTAGGTTTATACTGTGATGAAAAGAGAGGTGGATTAGCGTTCTATCCTGATGCACTTCAAGATTTAGGAACATCCGGTGATCCTTGGAGTGATGTATATGCTCAGGGAATCATCTACACTGATGACATATTAGAAATCACTTCTGATCAGGGAGTAACCATTGAAGGAATTCAATTCATAGATAATACGATAGCGTTAGGTTCATTCGCTTCTCCACAAGGTTACACTACTGCAGGAGGAGATACGGTAATTCACATTCATACTCGACATACTACTAACGCTCTAACAGGGACTCATAGAGGAACACGATTTAGAAGTTCAGTTGGAATTGATAGTGCTAGCGGAACTTTATATACTGTTGTATTACAAGGAGCAAACGTTGATGGGGTAGATATAAGTAACATAACTACATTACTTGCTGAGTCTATTGGTAAGTCAGATACTACTTCTGCTACTATTACAACTATGAGAGCTGGTTTATTCAATTCGGAATGGGGAGTTAAAGACACCATAACAACACTTACAACTCTTCATGTTAGAACTCATACTTTAAATGCTACGGGAGAAGGAAGTTTTGGTACAGGTTATTTACTTTATATTGAGAATGAGGCTGTAGGAGGAAATGGTCAAGCATTAGACGCTATGGTTCTACTTAAAGGAACTAACTTAGGAGGCTCAATTAATGTAGCTGATTACGGTATAGATATGAACCTTCAATCAGGACATGAATTCACTACTGCTGCTATTCGAAGTCAAGGACACATCATACCTAAAACAGATGACTCTTACGATTTAGGAACTACTAGTCTGAAATGGAAAGACTTGTACTTAGACGGTGTAGCTTATCTTGACGCAGTAGAAATGGCTGGTATACTAGACATGAAAGGTCAACGGTTACGATTCGGCACTTCAGCTTACGCTATTAATAATGTAGATATCTACTGGACTGGGGATCAGACTCTTGCTATTGTTAATGCTGGTGGAACAACTAAAAGAGATCTTAGGGTTTCTGCTCTTTACTTTAGTTTTTTGAATAGTTTAGCTACAAACCTTAATATTAACACAATGGTTATTGGCACAGCTACTTTAAACCTTAATGTTCCTGATGGAGCAGGAGGATATAGAACAGTAGCCCAAGGCAGACAATCAGGAGGAGTAAGCATGCTTGACATTCCATTAGGAGGAGACATCACACTACAGTCAGGTAAAACACTAAGTGCTAGAGCATCTAACTTTGGAGATGGTGGAACCACTAACTATGCTGCTTTCGCTACAGATGGAGAATTAACTTTATATGGAACAGCTAGAGTACTTGGTGCTAATTGGATAGGTGCTGAAGGGTTAAAAGCTCCAGGAGTTAAACCAGCTACACAAGTAGATTTAGGAATAAGCATCGCTTGGGAATTCAGTGATGCAACTGATGACACTATAGTTGCTAATTTTAGAATTCCTAATAAAATGGATAGAACTGTTGCTCCAACACTTAGGTTAGCATGGAGCTGTCCAACTGCTGATCCAGGAGACGATTCAGTACAATGTGTATGGCAAGTAGAATATTTATGGAGAGCATCTGGAGAAGATGTTACTGCTGCTGCAGAAGGAACTTTAACTGTAACTACTTCTGCTTCAACGAGTACTGATGGATTAGTTATTTCTAGTGTAACTTTAACTGCTCCATCTGCAACTGATGAGTGTATCCATTTAAGAATTAAACGTTTAGGTGCTGATGCTTCTGATACACTTGGAGATGTTGCACATTTGACTGGTATTTGTAAACCATTTACAAGTGATAAATTAGGAACTGCTACTTAAGGGGTGATGATATGGTAACTAGAACTCAGGTTGAAACTAATAGAAGAAAACTACAAGAGATACATGACAAGATTACTGAGTTAGCTATACTTCATGATACAGCATTATTTACATATAAGATTAACGGAGAGGTCAAATATATCCCTGCTTCAGATATCGATGCTTTAATAGGGAAATACCAGACTTTAAAACAAGAATTAGAGGCACTGTTTGGAGAATTACTTTAGGAGTTAAGAGATGTCAGAAGAATTTTGGACTTCAGACAAGGGAATTCTAATTCGCATGGAGGACTTAGCACACGACTTCAGTCTTAGAACTTACAATGGAGCTTTGAAAGGAGCATTTAGAGAAGCAGGGTTTAAGGAGTTAATGTGGGTATCTGTGATTGATGCACGTACGTGTAACTACTGTGACAGTCAGAATGGTAGGAGATACCATACAGGAATGTTCTTACCTAGGATGCCTTCACATCCTTCATGTCGCTGTATGTGGGATATATTCTTTAGAGGTTAAGAATAATATGTATTTAATGAAATGTGAAAAATGTGGTGCTCCTTTAGTGTTTAAATATTTATCTTCAGAAGATGTTATACTGATAGAATGTTATGAAAGGAGGTGCTGTAATGGGAAAAACTAAAGACTTAACTTTAAGGGGAAGAGGTCAGTACAAAGGAGATAAAGAAATAGTTACTGCTAGAGGAGATATTCAGATAGTACCTTACAAGAAATGGGAATTTACTATAATAAGGAATCCTACTGGACCTACAGCACAACGAGCTAAACGACAGAACGATCCAGACTTAGAGAAAATTAAGATAGGTACAATTCCAGTAGGAGAGTTCTTAGATGCTCCAGTAATAGATATACCAGAAAAAAGAACTCCTCCTGTAGTTACACCTGTTAGAGATTTAAGACCGACATCTCGTACTCCAGAGGAATCTAGAGCTATGGGAATGATACCTCAGGAATACGGTAAAGGAACTTGGAAACCTAGAAAGAAAGTTAAGGAGAAGAAGAAATGAGTGAACCTTTTTTACTTCCAGATGTGAAGAAGATTCTCACCAAGATTCGAGGAGAATACTATTTACAAGAAGAAACTAAACCTATTCCTACTTGTAAAGGGTGTTTTAATGTGGGTGAATCTTGTGGTACTCCTTGTGTAGATTGTAATAGGAGTAGAGCATGGAATAATGAATGGGATTGGTATCTGATGTTAGACAAGAAGTTCATTATCTGGAAGAGAATTAAGAAGGAAGAGAAATAGTTTGCCAATATTCGTAAGACCTGGATATAAGATGATTACTCATCCTAGAGCTTTCGATAAACCTCTTGCTTGCAAATCAGGTTTACATCGAGGGAAAGGAGGAAGTTACCTAGAAACTAGAGTTATGAATGGTGTACCTATTCTATGGTGTAGGAAGTGTGGAGCACAGATAGGTAAAGGAATCTATGAGAAGACCTTGACTAAACAAGAACTGATGAACACCGATAAAAGACGTACTCAACCTAAGACTAATAAACAGATAATGTTAGAGTCATGGCAGAAGCTAGAGAACTTAAGGAAATACTACACGGATGCACAGATAAAGAAGTTAATGAAGCGGAGACTATTACAGTCTTGAATAACAGTTTAAAGAGAAAGAGTTGGAAGTACTTAACATTTGAAATAGCTAGACTTAGAACTGCATGGGATAGACATCCAGAGATAAGAAGCAAAATAGAGAAGCGTTATAAAGAAGTAGCGACAGAAACATTAAGTAGATATGATAAGTGGTTTTGGACTAATCACCCACTGGATAAATGCTTAAAGAAAGGAGTAGGTAGTTTTGTTAAACCTAATAAACCAGCAACAAGGATATTTGAAGCTAAAGAACTATTTGATGATAAAGACTTTAGCCTACCAGCTTATGTAGATATAAAGATAGACGGCATGAGGATTCAGATACATAAGAGTAATACAGTAGAACTATTCTCAGAGGATGAAGGATTTAAGAAGTCTAATAAGTTTAAGAAAGCTGTAACTGATATTAATGAGGCATTACCTAAAGGAACAGTAGTAGATTCAGAAGGAGTATTAGTTGTAAACGATCAAGTCTTACATAGAACTAGTTTTATAGGTTACGCTAACGGAAAGGAATACTTAGAGGAAAAAGACGAACAATCTCAGTTCTGGGTATTTGACGTACTTTACTGGGAAGGAAAAGACTTAAGAGATTTACCGTATAAAGAACGACTTGATTACTTAAAGAAGATTAAGACTACTAAACATTTGAAGCCTACCGTAATAGGTAAGAGAGGGTTTATATGTAAGACTGAGAAAGAATTACTAGCAGCCATCAAGAAGGTTAGAGCTATGAAGGGTTCTGAGGGAGCTATGATTAAAACTTTAGAGGGTAAGTACATTAAGGCTGCTAAGGACATAGCTCATAACAAGACTTGGTTTAAACTGAAGAACCTTAAAGAGATAGATTGTATAGTTGTGGATATAGAGCAACCTAAGCACAAGAAGGGACCTTTAGAAGGGAAGCCTATAGTTGGTGTGTATAATTACCATATAGCTGCTGGACCGTATTCTAAGGAATGTGCTTCTGTAGTTAAAGAGAAGAAACCTAAGAAAGTAATAGAGTTGAAAGGGAAGACTTGGGCATATTTCGGTAAGACATTTAATACTTCTATTAAAGTTAAGGTTGGAGATATAATTAGAGTTTTCACTCCTGAGGTTAATAGATATAAGATAGAGGGAACTGATTGTTACACATTTGGTGTTTTTGAGCCTAAGGTTTTAGAGCATGTGAGAGAACGTAATAGACCTGATTCGATGAACGTTCTTATGAGACTTAGCGGATTAACTTTGCCTAGAGAGGTAGAGAAGGCTGATTGGTGTAGTGAGCAGGGTGGGAAGTGGATAACTGTTGAGGGGAAGCATATATGTATAGGAGAGGATAGAGATTTAGGGGAAGGATTAACTGAGAGAACTTTAATTTCTAGAGATCATAAGACTAAATTGATATTTGATGTTGGAAGAAGGGAAACAGTAGATGAAGTAAGTTCTTTATATAATCATTTACCAGAGAAAAAAAAGAAGCGAGTAGACTATATTAGAATTAGTCGAGAGCCTTATACTTTAGATGAGTTTTATCGATCTAAAGGTAAAGAAGTTCCTTCAGAATATAAAAAATATGGAATGCCTTTTGTAGGTGGTTATTATGATAAAAGAACTAAAGAAATGGGATTTTTTAAGGGTTCAACTAAAGAAACTATCTATCATGAATTTGGTCATGTAGTTGCACCACAAGATTATGAAACGGCGAATCGTTGGACTGAAACTGTTTGGAAAGAAGAAAAGGTTAGTAAGTATGCTAATGTTAATTGGGATGAAGGGTTTGCTGAAGCCTTTGTTTGGTATAAAAAAGATCCAGCTGGGGTTAAATTAAGAAATCCTAAGACTTATAAGTTTATGGAGGAATATTTAAGTGGTAAAGATTAAGGAATTTAAAACTAATAAAGGTACTTGGTTAAGAGAAGAAGATAAAGAAGGAAGAACAATTAGAGAATTCTTCATAGTTAAGAAGGAAGTTAAGAAAGCTAAGAAGTTACCAGATTACGAAGAGTTAGCTAAAGAAGGAGAACCTTTACCAGAGAAGTACTATAAGTGGAAGTCTAAACAGAAGACTACATTTGTACTACAGAGACATTGGCCTACAGGAAGGAAAGAAAGGATTAAGCCAGGAGAAAAACCTGAGGAGATGCATAAAGGTTTAGGTTTACTAGAGGAATGTTCTAATGAGATAGTTCAGTGGTTAGAGAACAGTTCGTTAAAGAAAGAACTATTTAGGATAATGAAGATTAGAGATCACATAGATTTACGAATGGAAATAAACGGTAAGTTAATAGGTGTGACTCTACATCCTCCAGTGCCAGAAGGAATAAGTAGTTGGGGAGCTTTTAAAGAAAGGCTTAAGCCAGCTCAGAGAACTCAAGCAACACCTAAACATGTACATCCTAAGGAATGGTTAACTAGAGAAGGAGAGTTACGGTTTCCAACTAGACATACTGAACCACCAGAAGAGAAAGAAGTAGCTCGTTACATAGAGATAGCTAGGATGGAGATACTTGATAAAGGAGAAGTTAAGTACGGAGTACAACGTAAGGATTTACATGAGTACTTCTTCTATGGCAAAGAACTGAAAGGTAGGTTTGTACTTCGCAAGTTAAAGATAGGTAAGGAGTATAAGCATTGGGCATGGTTGTTTATGAAACCTGAAGACCAGAAACCTTTAGATCCAGTAGAGCATGAGGATGAAGGTTATTGGAAGATAGATTGGATTAAGCAACCTTCACCACAAGCTAGAGAGGATATAGAGCAAGAGGTAGCTAGAGCTAGAGCAGAACGTAAGGCTGAGGATTGGTGTAGTCAAGCGGGAGGTAAATGGATAACTGATGATGGTCAACATATCTGTGTGGAAATTACAGATTGGGAGAAAGTACCTGAGAAAATTAGGAGTCGTACTAGAGAATTAGCGGAACAATATGCTAAAAAACCTAAGCCTAAAGGGTATAGGATAGAGGGTCAAAAGGATGAAGTAGAAACACATATAGTAGAATCAGTGTTAAATAGATTGCCTAAAGAAGATTTAGAAGGTGTAAAAAAGATTAGCGTAGTAGATGAGGCAGATGTCTTTTCAATAGGTGGTGAGAGAATTAGTGCTGATGCAACTTTTAGCAAATCAACTGGTGAGATGAGATTAGAACGTAAGTACTTGACAGATCCTGAATTAAATAGAGTAGTATTTCATGAAGTAGCCCATAGCAAATGGGAACGACTTAGTTCTAGTGATAGGCGTGAATGGGAAAATGTTTATCATAGAGGAATTAAGATGGGTTATAAGTTTCCTTCTGATTATGCTTATATGAAAGGTGCTGAAGAAGCTTTTGCAGAATGTTATGGATTTCATAAATCAGGTAGAAGTAAACAAGTTGACGGGATTTTTCTTAAATATTTAAAGCGTATGACAGGTGAGAAGTAATGTCTATAAAAGTATTATATCTAGATAATAAACATAACAAGACTACGAAAGATATTGCTAAGTGGAAAGTAGTACATGAATATGATGAGAAAGGTAAACTTCAGAAAGAAGCTTGGGTACTTTTAAAGAAAAAAGAAAAGAAACAACAAGAAGGAACTTGGAGTCCTAGATATACTGAGGAAGAAGAAGAGGATTAGAAATGACTGTTCAATGCAGCAAGAAATGCTTTACACACTTCTTTAACCAAGCCAAAGGAGAGAACTGTAACGAATGCAGTCTATTAACTGATTGTTATTTAGCTTATAGGAAACGAGAGAAAGAAAATAAAGCTAAGGGTATAGAACCTACGGAATGGTATAAGCGGTTTTAGTTATGAGAGGACTTAGATATGAAAACCTTACTACTAGTACCTGTGTTTATGATAGAAGATATTTTCCAAGAGTGGATGAAGCGAGTATATGCGTTACAGCCTACACCAGATAAAGTTATATTTTGTGAAAATAATTCAGAAGACAAGACTTTAGACTTAATATATACTTTTGGCAATAAATCAGGTATATCGACAGATATAATAAGGTTTTGGACAGTAGAACCTAAGAGCTTACCTTGGGAACGATGCTATGATATTATTGCTCATGCTAGACAGTTGTTACTGACAAGAGCTAGAAGGTTAGATCCAGACTTTGCTATTTTTATAGATAGCGATATATTGATAGATTCTACAGACTTAATAGAGGGATTAACCACTGCTCCTAACTGTTTAGTAGGTGGAGCTTACTTAAGGGAATTCCCAGAAGGAAGAATGATAGCTACGTTATTTAAGAGTCCTATAAGTAAAGCTAAGAACAGACTTAGAAACCGATTGTACTACCCATTAGAAGAAGTGTTAGCTACTAGTGCTGGTTGCTTAAGTATTCCTAGAAAGATATTACAGGATAGACGAATAAACTTTTACCCATTAATAGAGGGTTGGGCAGAAGACTTTGGATACTGCAAGCAAGCAAGAGATTCAGGGTATAGAGTTTACTTAGATGGTACAATACAGCTTACTCATAGAATTAGAGGTAAATGGAAAAGCTGGAGTACTGACTGGGCTAAGAAAGACGGGAGAATTTAATTATTTAGTTTTAAGAGAATCTTGATTATTAGAGTTGAATTGTTTCTGTAAGAGGTCAAACGTTATTTTTAGCTTAGGTACGGAATCTTTTAGATATTCTAACCCTTTCTCAGTAATAGTATAATTTACAATTAAGCGATGATAAACGTTTGTTCTTGTAATTTTACTAGAGATGAATTCTTTTGACTCTAAAAACTTTAATGTTTCTTGAAGGGTACTGAAACCGAAATTAACATTGTAGGAATTGAGGATGGACGTTCTAATCTTATAGAGATAAGTAGCAGTCTCATCCTTAATCTTTTTAAGTAATATTAAGTCAAGTAGTGATCGTACTATTTTAGATTCTAGTTTAGAGAAACATCTATAGTGAATTTTCAATAGTTATCTTTTACTCCTTAATTTACAGTCAGCACAGATAGTATAGCGACTTGTACCTTTTGAGTGAAATTTCTTAAAGTCTGCTAGGATTTCAGGAGACATTCTAGTATTAACCTTAACAAGTTTAGATACTGGTTTCTTACAGAACATACAGATTCTAATGACTTCTACTGTTGTGTATGGTGTCATTCAAGTAACTCCGTTATCTTAGCGAGCATCTTGAGGAAGGCTGGCTTCTTCTTGGATTCTCCTAGCAAAGAAGCTACATACCAGAAATCAGAATACTCTTTAGGTGTTACACGGAAGTTAAGGTATTTAGGTGTTTTACTCTTCGTATCTTTCACGTTTAAGTTCCTCCTTGATTAAGCGTTCTAGTTCATGTCCTGTTCTTAAGTTTTTATTTATACATCGTATTCTCCATTGCTTATAGAGTTTATAATTACAATCAAACCCTACAAATTTCTTAGTGTGTTTTGGTACTTTAGATTTTAAGATTCTAAGTTTTCTTAATAATGTTCGGATCATTTTTAATTACCTCTTTGATTAAGGAAGTTAATTCTTCTTCAACACTGATACCTTTTAGTAGACAATGAGCTTTAAATGTATTCCATAGTTTTTCATCTATCTTGAAGCCTTTAATTTTCTTTTCCAATTAAATTCCTTCTATTATTTAAATAGTTAATACTCCTTAATAAGTTTTACTAATTTTAAATTTTAAAGAATAAACTATCAAATATAAATAACTAGGAATTACTCTATTAAGTATTAGTCAATAGAGGGTATGCATGTCGTCTTGTTCTTGTGGACTCAGTAGTAATGAACCAGACACCCTTGCTACTGGGTCTAACCCTCTCAATGAGGGAAAAGAGATATTTAAAAGTGATATAGTACAGACGTTGTTAGATCAGTTACCTAAACCAGAAATACAGACACCTTGGGTGTTCTCCTTTCCTATAGCTAAGAAGTTTAAGGATCAAGGGAGAAACATCATAGCTGGTTATGCTTCTGTAGAGGTAATAGATTCACAGAACGAGTTAATTCCTATACCAGTACTTAAAGAAGCTTGGGTAGACTTTAAGAAAAATAAAGATTTCTACTTTGGTTCTTTAATGCATACTAACATTCCTGTATTTAAGATTCTAGATAAGTACGAAGACAGTGATAAACAGATTTGGAAAAGTGGTGTAGATGATAACGGTCTTTTCATTGTTGGGGAAATACGACAAGACATTGAAAAAGGAAAACAAACCTGGCAAGGAATAGAAGACGGGAGATACACTGGCTTTAGTATTGGTGGTGAAGCACTAGCTTCTAGTACGGTCTGCGAAGGTAAGTGTTTTACACGTATTGAAAAGATGGAGCTTCATGAAGTAGCTATTGTTGATAGACCAGCTAATCAACCTTCAGTGTTTAAGATTCTTAAGGGAGAGAGATTAAGAAAACTAGCTGAACTATCAGATACACTTCCTAACATGATTATTAGTCCAGGGGTCACTAAACTAGCAGGAAGCACAGCTGAATTAGGTAAAGGACATGACTTCGATCTTTTAATTACAGCTAAGAAAGGTTCATTTATAGATAGAGCTATTCAGACTAGAATCTATAATGAACTTAGAAAACAAGGCAGATTAGATCTTTGGAATGATATTCATATTATACACGAACCTTCAGGTTTAGGACCATTTACAGATTATTACGATCTCCATGATTTAGTAATTTTGAGATCACCTTTAAAGAAGAAAGAAATGGTTATGAAACCTTGCCCTTACGAAGAGGAAGAAGAAAGAAAGAAAGCAGACTTTGATATATCATTAGTCTCTTTAGAAAAGATAAAGGCAATATTGGAATCAATAAATGTTTCGATATCTAGTTGTCCAGTTAATAAGGTTATTATTAAGAGTAAATTAAAGGAGTTAGATATTGCTCTGTCACACTTACTCTAAATGAGTAATATAGAAATAAATATAGGAGAGAGATTGAATGCCAGAAGAAAAACCTAAGAAGCCAGAAGAGGAAGAAGAGAAGAAGAAATCTGACAGTCCGCAATGGGCAGTTGAATTTGGTGCTATACTAAATAAAGTTGCTGACCTTTTGACACGTGATCTTGAGATGAGAAAGCAAGAGAAAGAAGAGGAAGACAAGAAACCTAAAGAAGAGAAGAAACAAGAAAAGAAACCTGAAGAGGAAGAAGACGAAACTAAGAAACAAGCTAAAGAACCTGAGAAATATCCTAAGGAAGAAGAAAAGAAACAAGATAAATATCCTAAGCCTCCTAAAGAAGAGGAAGAGGAAAAGAAGAAACAAGAGAAACCAGAAGAAGATGAAGAAGATAAAGAGAAGCAAGAGAAAGAACCAGAGAAGCGTCCGTATGAGAAGATGATAGAGAACGCAGTTCAAAAAGAAATAAGTAAACGTCTAGTTGAGATACCAGCTGAGAAACGAAGTAAGATTGTTAAAGCGGATAAAGGACTATCTTTAGAAGCAATACACGATATGCCTTGGGCAGAAATACATAGACGGGCTAAAGCACGTGGAGCATAGTAGGAGAGAGAAATGCAAAAACTAAGAACCTTCCAAACGATGGAAGAAATGATGGCCTACTACTATCCAGGTACTAATATGCTTCGTAAGGCAGTTGAGGTATCGGAAGCAGCTGGTTCAGGTACTCATTGGGAACCTATATACGGTAAGAAAGCTTGGAGTTGGCTTAATCTAGAAGCTAATATATTTGCTCTATTACCTAAGGAACCTTGGGTAAAGACAGGTTGGCGTGTACTTACTACTGCTGCTCATACAGCTGGTGGAGGAGTTAGTGAATCTACAACTGGTGGAGCAGTACCGGATCCTCTAACACTAACCTTTGTTCAAGTAAGTGCTAAGCCTAAGAGGATGGCACATACATTCGATATAGGTGAATTAGCAGAGTTCCTTGGTGGAATAGACGATGCTATTGATTTGCTTCCATTCTATAGAGAAGAAATAGCTAAAGAGCATGCTTTCTGTATTAACAAAGCTCTAGGTGAAGACGTAGATGACGATCCAGCAGGAACTAACTTTGAGACTATTGACCGTGTGGTTTCTAGTAATGAGGAAGGAGCTAACCGATGTACAGCATCTACTGATGCAAATATCTACGGTAATACAGCACGTTCTACTGGAACTGCATGGGATGCTTACGTTAATGAGAACGACAACACAGATAGAGATCTAACCTTGACATTGATAGATACTGTGTACCAGAACGTTCTAGATAACGGTGGTCAACCAAAAGTAATAGTTACAAGAACTAATACTTTGATGAGGTGGCAACAGTTGCTAGAGGCTGAACGTAGATTCATGGATGCTGCACGTGTAGTACCTACCTTTGGTGGAGTACGAAGCTTTGCACCTGGTGGTGTAGAGGCAGGGTTCATGGTTGCTACTTACTTTGGTATACCTATCATTCCTAGTCAACACTGTGAACTACAGGATACACTGGGAACTATTTACTTCCTAGATACAGACTACTTGAAACTAGCAATAGCTAAACCAACTACGTATTCTGAGACAGGTAGAGGAGCAGGGTTCCTTTACAGATCGCTATATGCTATTGAAGGAATGTACGATACGATGGCAGAGCTTCGGGCTTATAGGTTTGACGCACATGGAAAACTAGTAGACCTTAAGTAGGTCTTTTAAGAGTTCAATAGAACTCTTCATATTCCCTCTGTTATTTTTCGGGAGGGAATACCACTCCTACAATAGGAGTATAAACTATAAAAGAGGTGTAATTAAATGGCTGATATAACAGAAATCGCAACAGCACATTCACGAGTTGGATGTCCTTACCTTAGTGGTGGTCATTCACTTGATAAATACGGATTTACTATGAACCTTCCTCACAAGAGTTACTTGTCATGTGATCCAGTAAACATTGATCAAGAGAAAGATTTACTAGCTGTTTACTGCTACGATTTAGCTGAGAGAGTTTATAACGATACACAAGACGTAGCACTCTTTGGTGTATATGCAGAGACAGGTGCTTACGCTGATGATATAACTACAGCAAAGCACATGTACGCTATGGACGTATTCTTTAAGTTAACTCATGACTATCAAGTAGCGGTTGGTGGAGAAAGAAACGCCGACATTAGAGCAGCTAGGGTTCAGTGTAGAGCTGATGGTTCTCTTGACGGTGTAATGCATGGAATGTATTTGTGTACTATCATGACTGGTGGAGAAACATACTTAGGCAAATATTTAGAGTATACTAGTAGTTACGGTATTATAGGTCTAGAGATTAGAACAGAGTCTAGAGGTAGTGGAGCAGTTACTTTAGGAGATGGAACTAGTTATGGTGCATGTGGGTTATTTATAGCTGGTAAGGCTACGGTTGCTTGGACGGGTACTTATCATGGTATAGCGATACATTTACCTTTAGAGACTGGTGCTATTACTACGACTGCTGGAATAGCATTTGTTAATAGTGCTATCTGGACAGGCACAGCTTTTGATACAGGAATAGACTTAGGAGACAGTATGTGTACAACTGCTATAGATATCGGAACTATAACTACAGGAATTGCTTTTACAGGTAATATTTCTACTTGTGCTATAACCTTTGGACTTGACGGTACTACTTACACGTGTCCTAAATTCCTTAAGATAGGGGATTGGGGAGATGATGTGCAATGGGATGGAGCAGATGAATTCATAGAAATTCTAGTTGAGACAACTAAGGTAGATGTTTCTAAAGGAATGATTAAATTCAGACTTGAAGGTGATAATGACGCTGACATGACTGTAGGGAATCTAATAACATTGCAAGTTCATACTTACGGAGCTAGTACTTATGATGTTTATAGTATGTGTGGAATACAGGTGAATATGGGTATCAAAGGAGCTTCAGCACAACTAACAGGTGGAACTATTCAGGGAATTGAAGTTAAACTTGAAGATTTAGAGAATGATTTGACACAAGCAGCTGGTGCTATAGCAGTAAACGTAGATATATGGCAATCATTTAACGCTGGTACTACAATGGGTGGAGATCTCTATTGGTTTAGATTATATAAATCAGGTTCATTGACAACTACTTATGCAGATGCTATATTTAGATTCCAAGATCAATCTGGTGGTGGTATAGCTACTAACCTATTCTCATTCAATAGAACTATAGCGAGTAACTGCAATCCATTTGCTTCAGGTGATCTATCAACTACGGCGGGTGCAGATGTGGATTGTGATGGATATATTACTATAGACTTAGGTGGTACTCCATACTACATACCGATATTCGATACTAAGAAAAACGGAGCTTAGATTTAAAATTTATAGGTTGGTAAACCTTTTTTTAAGTTTCCATCCCTAATAAGGGAATATTTAATAAAGTCTGAAGTAATAAATAATAGTAAGAGAAAAAGGAGTGAGATAATTGCCTAAGAAGGCTAAAAAGAAGAAACTAAAAGAGATGTATGAATGTCCTATCTGTGAGAAGGTATGGGCTAAGAGTAAAGGTATAGAGTGTCCATACTGTAAGAAACAAGGGGACATAGTTAAAGGAATGCCGTTTACTATCTAAGTAAGTTAGTTTACGGTATAAACAAATTGGAGGTTGGTGTTGTTGAAGAAGATAAATATTAAGTCATATACTATAGAAGTACCTACAGCAGAAGGTAAACAAAGAGTACCTTACGATGTGGTGACATCTATAGAGAACGTTGTATTAGCTACTGGTCAGATGACTAGTCAAAGACTAAGTATGCCTCAACTATTAGAAGCAGCAAGGATTATAGAGGATATCAAGGCTCAAGTAAAGGAGTATCCTAAGAGAGGTTATGTTCTTTTAGAGGATGCTAAGTTTGCAATAGTAGATAAGGGATTTAACGCTTTTAGCGGTTTCGGATTGAATGAGGTAGAGCTTTGTAAGAGGATAGCTAATGCTGAAGAAGTAAAGGTTAAGGAAGATAAAGAAAAGAAGAAGGTTTAATATTAGAGTTAGGTGGTGAAGTCATGGCTATAACTATAACCTTTGAGAAGATTATTGGATTAGGTGGAGGAATTAAGGAATTATTCTTTACGCTAGTTCAGAGTGGTAGTACTGCTGGTAATCTAGATGTCGGTAATTGGCTTAATCATATTTATTGGGCTGATGTTATAGATATAACAACTGATGTAAAGGTTAATGCTACATGGACTGATGGTTCTGAAGTAATAACTATAGAAGATCAAGGTTCAGATGAGGATATATTAAAAGTAAGAGTGACAGGAACGTGATATAGGTGGGTAAGAGAGAGAAGCACAATCCAACTCTTCACATGAAAGTTGATAAGTTACAAACTAAGGTTGATAAGCTAGAAGTAGATGTAGGTTGGTTAAAGACAGGGTATTGGATTCAAACGCTCTTTGCAGCTGGTTCTTTCATTACTGTATTGGGTATAGCTTTAAAGTATTTGGAAGTGATTTAATTGACTGATACTAGAATTAGAATTAAATATGACGATAATTCTATAGGTAGTGTAATAATTAGAGAAAGCGGTGCTTTAGAAGACGAGACTGATTTTGATTATGTTAGAGGTTTAGGAGTACAGACTTACACAGATTTCTTACTATTAATACGTAAGATTGCTTCGTGGTTACAGAGCCATGATGTAAAGGAAATAAGATTAGATGAGATTTAGGAGGTTAAGTAATGGCTAGAGATTTTAAAGTATCAAAGACTTCTGTGGCAGATAACCTAAGTGATACAGCATTAGCAACAGCTATAGAGACTTGGTTAGATGCTCTTAGTATTGGTACTAGTCATACAGTTTACGAGATTTCTATAGAACATTATCAAGGGTTCTGGCATTGCATTTGTGTATACGAACCATAGTTAAAAAGGAGGTTTAAAAATGAGTAGTAGAGGATCACACGGTAATAGAATTCCATTTGTTGCTTTAGCAGCTAAAACAGCTACCTTTAACAGTGAAGAGTTTAGTGGTGAAGTGTTTACTGAGGGAGTAATATTCTTGGAGATTGATACGGTAACTGGTACAAGTCCTACATTAGATGTTTCAGTTCAGATTAAGGATGATGCAGCTGATGATTGGCATACTTTAACTAGTTTTGCTCAGAAAACAGCAGCAGGAAGAGACTATGCTAGGATTACTAACTTTGGTCATTACTTAAGAGTTAGTTGTACAATAGGGGGAACTAATCCTAGCTTTACAATGAGCATTACAGGACAGTTCAAACCTTGAGATGGAGTAGCATTAGAAGAGCATCATTATCTTTAAAGAAAGGATTATTATTGTATTTACCTTTTGATGAAGGTAGTGGTAGTATTACGCATGGAGTTAATTCTAACGGTAGTATTACTAATGCTACATGGGTTTCTGGTAAATCTGGATTTGGTAAGGCTTTAAATTTTGATGGTTCAAGTGCTTATATAAGGGTAGAATCAATCTTTAACTCATTCTACTTCGCTATTAATCCAGGTGCAGTTGGTACTGGTAAGTTAGGTGCTCAAGTTACCTCTTGGGTTGCAGCAGACACTAATCTTTCTTTAGATGAATGGCAGTTTGTAGGGTTCACTAATAAACGAGGAGGAACATTGGATTTCTACCTTAATGGGGTAAATGATGGTTCTCATACTGGACAAGGTAGTGACGCTAATGCACCTCATAATAGAATATCTGTATTTGCTTGGATTAAACCTGCAAATGACATTACACCTTTACAACAAATTATAGGACGACATGATACATCTAGTTGGATGAATATTGGGGCTAGAAATGAGAGTACACACTGGTTTGACGGGGTTATTGATGAAGTAATGCTTTTTACTAAAGTATTATCTGCTCAAGAAGTTAAAGATTTATATAACTATGGAAGGTAATTAAATGGGAACTTATGTAACTGAGGCAAAAATTGAGGGTCTTATACAATTCGATATAGATGCTACTACAAGTCCTAGCACAACAGAAGTAGCTACTTGGATTACAGAAATAGAAGCTGATGCTGACGCTAGGAACTTAGGTAGTTATACAGCTACGGATCAGACAGTAGATGTACCAGCTAGGTTAGACTGGCCAGCTAAGAACACGATTGCTTGGTTATACGCTATTACTGGTAAACGATTTGCAGAGATTTCTAATAGAGTTGTTATTCCTCCCTACTTACCTATAATTAGCATTACTTCATTAAGTAGAAATACAGCAGACTATACAGCAGAACCGGATTGGGAAGCCTTAACCGAAGGACCAGGTAGTGGAGATAGTTATATAATATTAAAGAGGAATACTAAGACTGATCAGTATTTAGGATTTGCTTTGTATTTCTACCAGAATACTCCTTACACAGGTTATCAGAAAGTTAAGATGACATATAGTTACGGATGGAATCTCAGTACTGATATAATTGGTGAATGGTGTACTCTTAAGGTAGCATTAAAAGTATTAGATGCTGTAATGCACGGAACTACGCCTATAGGAGCAGGAGACTACGGGATGTTAGATATAAGGGTTGGTATTGATCCAGCTAGAAGACGAGTAGACTTACTAGCTAGGATTGAAGAAATAGAAAGGTTATATTTCCCAGGAGATAGTTTAGGAATAGCGATAGTTAAGAATGGTTAATATAAACAGGTATTAATATAGATTCGTAGGATGGTGTTGGTGTTGTCACACTTTGATGAAATGCTACGGAAAGGGCAATCTGAAACTATTCAGCATTACGTACATAGTTTTGAGTCAAGTAGAGATTCTATAACTAATTTGAAAGAGAGTCAATGGGCAGAAGCAGTAGATATTACTGCTGTAGTAAGAAGTCAGCCTTTAACAGTGGAGTATTCTGAGTTAGGTATTAAAGATTTAGAAGTTATAGTAGTTTTAACGAAGTCTGCTGTAGCAGAAGAGGATGTACTGTTGTGGAATAGTAAATACTTCGATGTTATAATGGTGGAAGAAGCATTCTTTAGAGGAGAACGAAACTACTATAAAGCTACATGTTTTCAGCGAGTTGAATTTTTAGGAGCATGATATGAGTGCAGACTTTAACAAAAACAGAGGTAAAAGAAGTTGTCACTTACTGATCCTCTACAGTCTATAGTTAGTATACTTAAGAATGCTAGTACAGGACTTGGAACTACTGGCTATGAGATTTACAAAGATGATGGGAGCACTTCGTGTACTTTGCTAGTTACATATACTTTAGCTAAGGAGAAACTTACAGCCTTATTTGGAGGTAGTCAAGATTATGATGTTATTGTTACTTGTAAGAGTGGAGAAGCAACTACGGAATATATAGGTACTGCTACTACTGTTCAGAGAACTCCTATAATTATTACGATTCATGTGGTGGAGAAGCATAGTACTACGGGTTCAGCTAAGAAGATTATTACTCCGGAATTGGTTAGGTGGAAGGCGAAAGAAGCGGTACTTGCTTTTGTAAAAGCTAAGGTAAGTGCTCCTTCTGGTTCGATTAATGTTTGGATTGCGACAGGGGATCATTCTGAGGAAGATCCGTCTGTGCGTCCCATCCTTTATAAACATATTATTGAAACTGAAACAAGGTGTTATCGTTGAGTAAGAAAGAAGATAAATGGTGGAAGTTACTAGATTGGTCACAGATGAAGACTACTCTAGAAAGAATGAAACCTGATTTAAGAAATAAGATTGAACAATGGCTGGAAGAGGAGGGAAAGAATAAATGAGTACCGTGATAGAACCTCAACATTGTCAAGTATATTACTCAGTTGAAGTTGCTTACGGTGATGGTGGTGGAGCTGTTAATCCAGCTTTTAAGTGGATAGGGATAGTACAGGATGTAAGTAATCTAAGTAGTTATTCTAAGATGGGTAGTAGAGGAGTAGGTAGTGTAGATATAAATGCTATAAGAACAGGAATGAAGAAACCAGAACTAACGCTTAAATGGATAGTTCAAAGAGAACGAACAGTAGCTACAGCATTTGACCCGATAACATTCTTAGCTTACGCTCATACATTTCCTACTTACGGTTTAGGCTTTAATGTACTATATACTTACGGAGGAACCCCTAGTTACGTATCGTTGTGGTATAAAGGAATGCAATTCAATAAGCTTTCTTTGGAGTGGTTAATAGATGGGTGGGTGGTAGCTACTGGTCAGTTCTTTGGTCAGAACGTAGTTACTGGTGTAGCTAAACCTGGAAGTGGTACTCCTACTTATGAGAGTAATCCTTTGAACCTTACTGTTCCCTACGCACTACCGTTAACAGGATTTGACACTGAAGTATTCTTTGATGTAGATGCTGGAGGGGATTCTAGTCAAACTAATGTTAAAAGAGTAAGGATTGATATAGATAATAAACTATCTAGAAAACCAGTAATACAAGCGACTAATCCAGAACTATTGAAGTACATAGTTAAAGGAGCTAGAGATTTAGGAGGAGAAATAACTATTTACTTTGAGAACAGAACTGCTTACGACTACATCTTAGGGAACAACGCTTTAGATATCATGATAGACTTGCATAAGACTGATCATTCAAGGTTTGACTTTACAGGTTGCAGATTAGATGATAGCGTTTTATCTACTAGAATCACGGAGTTTCCATGCGAGGTCACTTTGCCGTTTAAGGCTACAGCTTTAAGTATTACTAATGCAGCAGATTAAGAGAGATCGTTAATAGCGACTGTATTTATAGTTAAGCGAACAGGAGTTGATGTCAATGAATAAAAAAGAATTACGAAAGTGGATGAATTTCTATCATGATAAGTGGATTGAATGTCACAATAAACAGATTAATTAAGTAAAAGGAGTTGATGTTGTGGAAAGAAGAAAGGAGATAGAGCTAGATGAACGATTTGGTAAAGAATATAAGGGTAAATACTTGTTTGAAGGTATTTCGTGGGGAATAAGCAATAGACTTACAGCAGAATGTACTAAGGTAAACCCTGTTACTAGACAGAGCATAGTTAATCTTAAAGAACTACAAGCTAAGATGTTAATAGCTACATTGATAGAGAAACCTAAGATTATTACACTGGAACACTTGATGGATGAAACTAGTAAAGGATTACCTACAGCTTTAGGTGAAGTATTAATGGCTGTAGCAGACAAGGTAAATGGTTACTCAGTGGAAGATAGAGAAGAATTAAAAAAATTGAAAGGGCAGTTAGGGGTGGGGTAGGGCATCCAGACTTAGCTATTTACCGTATGATTAAGTCAGGAGAATCAGGTCTTAACTTAAGTTTAGGAGATATATTTGGTAGAGAATTAGAATTACCTAGTTTAAGAGAGTTGATATGGAGTTTGATTAAGGATAGACGAATAACAGTTAAGATTAAACCTTACTCTAATCTAATGATAGAACGGTTATTGAATGTTCAGTTAGCAGTTGATAAAGAAGTGGAGAGAGAAATAGAGAAAGGTAAGAGAGGTAGTAACCTATGAGTGAGATGAATGTAGAGTTAACTATTAAGATTGAGAATGCTGAAGAGTTTAGAGCAGCGATAAAGAAGTTTGGACCTGAAATGAAAGACGGACTCTATAGAGGATTTCAGCGTATAGCAAGTAAAGAAGAAAGAATATTAAAGTCTACTGGAGGATTCAGAGATAGAACAGGACATCTAAGGAAAAGTCTATATGTATTGGCTACGTATAAACCTTTAGGTTTAGAGATGGGTGCTTTAGCCAAGTATGCTTATTGGGTAGCTGAAGGACACGGGACTTGGAAGGGAAATTTTTGGAACACGTATCTAAGAGAAATGACACCTAGAGTAGTTGAAGGAGTACTTAGAGTATTGAAGAGAATAGTTAATAAACTTAATAAGATGTTTGAGTAGGAGAGATAATAATATTGAGTTGGAATTATGAATATTGGAAGAAAGGTAGGGTTATAGCGAAGCGTGATGAGGGTGGAAGATTTATTGAGGGTCATAGACATTTACCAGATGAAACTAAAAAGAAGATATCTAGAAGTTTAACGGGAAGTAAATTAAGTGAAGCTAGAAAGCAAAGAATATCATTAGCGAATAAAAAGGCTTATTCTGAGAGTTGTTTAAGAAGGAAACAAAGCAGGATAATGAAAAAATATTATAATGAGAATCCGAAATCTCCTATAACAGAGGAACAAAAGAAACAAATTAGTTTAACCATGACGGGTAGGAAATACTCTGAAAAACGTAAATTAAATATAAGTAAAGGAAAATTAAAACAATTTAAAGATAAAGAAGCTCATATAAAACTTAGTAACGCTATTAAACTTTGGTGGAAGAAGAGAAAGGAGATGGAATGATGGCAGCTGTAGGTGTGGCAGGAGCAGGACCGACACTTTGGATGGCTATAAAGGCTAGAGATCAGACTAAAGAAGCATTTGATAGTGTAGAGAAGAACTTTAATAGGTTCAAGTCTACGGTTCTTACAACTATGGGTAGAGTTGGTGGATTAGCTACTTCATTTGCTACGTTAGGTAGGGTTACTGGTTTATTGTCTAGTCAGCAAGCAGCAGCAGTTGGGGTATTCGGTACAGCTATAGGAGTAATGTCAGCAGTTGCTTCTACCGTTAAGGCTTTAACTGCTATTGAATGGGGATTTGTAACAGCTAAGACTTGGAGCGTTTCATTGATGACTCTGGGGGTAGGAGTTGCGATAGCAGCAGCAGCAGCGGTAGCGGTGTTGGCAATGCAAACTCAGAACGCTGCGCAAGCACAGAGAGAATATAATACAGAATTAGAGAAAGGAACTTTAACACAGAGACGGGTTACTGCTCATAGACGTATGATTACAAGAGGTGGGTTTGCAGAAGCAACCCATATTTAGAGGTTATATGTGATGACTGGTGTTTTAACTCTACCTACGATAGATCTCACATTAGGTTCAGTGATGGATTTCACTACTTGGACAGAGACGGATACGACTAATAAACTTTCTCAGACTATTCCTAGAGCTACTTGGACTGATATGATACGTAATGAAGATTGTTATTTATCCAAGACTTTAACAGTAAGTGGGAATTTTATTCATAGACTGGATTTTGAATTAGATGCGATAGATGTTAATGCTACTGCTGCTAATAAATATTTAACTATGATATGGCAAGTGTGTGAATCAGCAGGATCTCCAATTAAAGTAGCTGCCGGTAAAGGAGTTTACTTAGTAATATTAGAGAAAGGAAGTTCCACCACTGAGTTTAATTTATATTTTACACACGCAGATAATGTAGTGGATGATACGTCAGTAGATCTTGATGTAGGAACAATTTATTATCTTAAAATAACTAGAGTTACAAATGTTTTCACAGTGTATATTTATACGGATAAAGCACGTACTATACTAAAGGATAGTATTACGATAGACTTGACTGGCGAAGATGATCTTTTAACTAGCTATAGTGTAATACAAACTACTGGTACACAATACGACTCTGGAGATGGTAATGATCAGTGTGATGGTTATGTAGAAAACTTAGAGATTGATACCGATATTGATGATGAGATAATTTTAGGTGTGAATTTACATTTGGGTGCTACAACAGAGATATCTAATGTGGAGATTATTTTAGATAGAGGCAATCCAAGCTATGATGGTGCGTTAGATCCTACTGAAGCGAATCAGTTGACAAATGGAGGAGTTATAACTTTAGATATGGGAAGGGGAGCTAATACTCCAAGATTATTTACAGGTATTATCGAGGAGATACAGTATGAGGATTCATTAGAGGAATGGGATTTTAGGAATGTTGTTATTATTAGAGGGAAAGATAGAGGTTATCAGTTTTGGACTAGAAAATATAATGGTGATCTAATTACTAGTGTTGGAACAGCAGATAATTCATATAAGAAGACGAGTGGTGAAGCTGAGTCTATTGTTGCTTATTTGTTGGATAATTATAGTTCAATCACGCATACTAGAGTAAACGATCCTATAGGAGCTAATACGAATATAGGAGCTGCACCTAAAACTTTAGTGGTTACTGATGGAAGTAAATTTACTGCTAATGATTTAATAAAGATTGAGGACGGAGCTACGTGGGAATACAATCAGGTAGCTTCTGTATCTACAAATACTTTAACTCTTGTTAGCAATATGGTTAGAGATTACACTACTACTGGAGATGTTTATCTAGATTTAATTAAAGAAACCGATACCACGTTTTCTAAGATGGAGTACGTTTATACTTCACTTTATGAGATATTAAAATATATAGCAGAAGTATCAGATCTTAGTGATGTTATAGGTTATGATTTCAGAATTGAGTATGATGGAAAATTTACATTCTTTCCTAAGGAAACTAAGGCTGAGAGCTATACTTTACAGGATGAATGTCAGTTTAATAGATATTTTAAAGATTCTACTAGAGTTAAAAATAAGATCTGGGTATTTGGTAAAGAAGACAAACCTTATCCATTACAAACTGATGGTCAGGAATATTCAGATACATGGACCGATTTGGTTACTCCCTACAATAAAAGTGAATTAAGTTTAAATGCTGCTTCAGCGCAAGCAGTAATTAGAATCCCTTCTGGAGACGGAGCACAATTTACTGCTGATGATTGGTTATGGTTAGAGGATGGTTCAGCAACGCCAGGGGAACTTCTACAAGTCGAATCAATTAGTGCTGGTACAGGACCAGGTGGTGAAGATGAAATAACCTTTACTACTAATTTAGTTAGAGCCTTTACAACAGCTAATTATTCTATTGTTTTTGAAGTAAGTCCTAGCGGAGGATGGGGTTACTGGAGTTATTATGATAACGATTCTTCAACCATCTCGGCTGAGAGTACAGATAAAAGAGTTGGTAGTTATTCTATCAAGGAACTTATGAATACGTCAGGTACAGGTTTTAGAATTATTAAGCCATTGATTTCTACGGAACATTTCTCTATGGAGGATTATAAAAATTTCTATTTATTAGCACATTTTGAGGCTACTAAGCCTAGTTACTTTACTATATTTTTAAGAAGTGATGATGGTACTGGAACTAAATGGGCACAATCTCAAGCTATACCTGTAACTAATGCTGATGAATGGTTAGAAGTACATCTGGTAGGTGGAGCTGATAATGAAGGTTCATGGCATTTAATCGGAGCAGACTTTGATTGGACCGATATTTCACTTATAGAAATTTATGTGCTTTATGCTGCTGCTGGAACTTATACTGCTTATTTTGACGAGATGTATTTTGGTGGTAAGCGATGGGGAGGAGATGCTACTGATGGAGGATTTGCTGAAGATACAACTTCACAATCTACCTATGGAAGAAGAGAATTAGTTATATTTGATGATTTGTTATGGGCTGACGCTTTATGCGAAGCAAGAGCACAATCTGTATTAGCATTTCTTAAAGATGAACGGATAACTCTAGAGGTTAGTAGTGATACTCTTGACTGGACTACCTATCACCCTATGGCTGGTAATACTGTAGCAGTTGATTTAGATGAACTTGGGGTTACTGGAAGTACGTATAAAATAAATTCGATTGATATTACTTATCGAGCTTCAGATAATTCTCTTTCAGCAGAATTTAGTTTAGGGAAAGAACCGAAATCACTAGCTGATATAATTTACAATCTTGATCAGAGAATAAGAGAGTTACTTAGAAATTACAAAGAAAAACGTTAAAGTGTATCTTTGTTAAACAATAAATGAGAAAGGTTTTTTAACTAGTAAGGATAATTATAATTGGGTGTAAAAATGAGTAAAAAGAAATGGAGTATAATCATAGTAGGTATAGCAGCATTAGCTTTAAGTGCAGGATTAATCAGTGGTATCTTTTCAGGTGCTTCAAGCGTAGATGATTTAATAGAGTTAGATAGGTTTGATATTCTTCATCTCAACGAAAAGGTAGTATCGAATGATACTCATACTATGGTTTACATTAAAGTTTCATTGCATATAGGATTAAATAAACCTATGGAGAATGGTTCTGTAACCTATTCTATATTTAATCAAAATCCCGATACGCTCCAGTGGTATACAGAAGCGGAACCTATACACAATATAATTGTTGTAGTCAAGGTTTTATCTAACGAAACAAAACAAGGATTTATTGAAAAGAATTATTATGTAGCAGATTATTTAATTCCTCTACATACACAACCCGATAGACAATTTCAATCACGGTGCTACTGGGATGTAACTGAAATAATAAATACACATTGGGATGCTAAAGCTTACGGTTGGAAATTAGAAACAGTTGTAGAAAATTAGTTTAATTAGAGTAAGAGATAAATGACGAATAAACTAGAGATTACTTCAATACTATTATTTAGTATATTCCTATTTCTAACTGTAATGGATGTCATTACTACAAACATAGTTCTCTCTATAGGTCATGTGGAAGCTAATCCTATTTTACAACATTTCAATACTCACGGTATTCAATTCTCTGATTTATTGTTTAAGTTTTCTCTACCTGTTCTACTAGGGTTATTAGTATATTTAGGGTATAGAGAATCTAAGAAAGAAAGGGATTATACTGTAATCTACATTCTAGTAGGGTTAATGATTGCGCTTAATATTTACTTTACTTGCATAGTAATCAACAACTTCATAGTTCTTAATTCATAGATGAGAAAC